GGACGAAATGCGTGAAGCTTACGTGAATTTCCAACACGGCAAATATACCGTCGATGTGGGAGATGTTTTTGACTTTGCCAGAAAACTTGAACGCGAACTAGCCGCCGTCACCGAGCAGCGGGACGAAGCGCGGGAGGAATTAGCCGAACTAAAGGCGGAATACGGAACGTGGTGGGCGCAGAAACGCATCGCAATTGATGAGCTAAAGGAAGTCACCGAGCAGCGGGACGCAGGACGGCGGGAAATTAAGCAATTAAAAGTAAAACGATGCGAGTTTTGCCACGAACTACCTCAGACGGAAAATGAAAAAGCGTATGCGGCTGAGTTTGGCGATAAAAAAGGTGAATTGCCAACAATGGATGAGTGGCTACAAAACCAATCCGTAACCAACCCGAACGAACTATGAACAAAGAACTACAACGAATCAGAATAGCAGAAGCTTGTGGATTTGATAAATCACATTGGCTAGAACTTAAAGGTGGCATTGTATTCGGAACGTCAGGAAGTCTCCCAGACTACCCGAACGACCTCAACGCGATGCACGAGGCATGGCAAACACTAACAAGCGATCAAAGAATAACTTATCGCGGCGAGCTTGCAAAAATATGTGCGAGAGAAGCGCCAGAACGAGATACGTGCTGGCTAGAGGACATTGCAGCAGAGTTTGCGCCAGAAGCGTTCCTGAAAACCCTTGGACTATGGAAGGAAGAATCATGAACAAAGAACATCACACACAAAGCGGCCACGCTATTCCTAACCCTAATTACAAAGATGCACCACTATGACATTAGAAACATTCTCCATGCCTTCAAAAGAAACTTTCGTCACAGGTAATGGAATCTCTGTCACGGTATATCAATGGGGCAACCTTGAGGGTTGCTCATTCATGATGCACCAAGATGGGGTTACGATGCCACTGCGCTGTGCTGCATCTCTCCGCTGGGAAGAGCTTGATACACTGCTGGTTGCACTGACCGCTGCACGATCCACATCATGAACAAACTATTATTCATAATCAAGCTCGCCAATAAGCTAAATGCCTCTGGCCTCAGCGTCAACGAACTCGCTACCCTAGCCACGCTCTATACTCTGGCGGATGGTGCTAAGTCTATAACTACCGATGAGTTAAAGAAAACTCTTGGGGTAAGGTCTATAGCGCCAACGCTCAAGGTTCTTGGCAGCTTAATACAGCGAGTATCACCAGCAAAGACTTCTCCTTACTATCACCAAGTTAAGTTAACTCTCGCTGGGGAAAGAGCGCTATCCTTAATTATAGACGTAGCATAACATTAAGGTTTCTTGGCGTAGCTGCCTTTGTCTTTTACATATTCGGCAGCGCGTCTAAGAATCACTTCACTATCTAAAAACATTCCGAGGGCTCTATTACACTGGCTACATAGTAGCCCTCTAAATTCCCCAGTGCTATGGTTATGATCAATGGCGCTACCCATAATTCCTATGGCCACAGCACATAGCGGGCACTTACCATCTTGCTCCTCGAGAAACAACATGAGGAGCTCGGGAGTAATACCTCTGCGAGCACAGCGTTTCTTTAAACTCCAAGTGTTGCGCTTATTGTATTCTTTGCAGATGTGCGGATTTTTCTGAGCCCACAGGATACTATTTTGGCGGAGACATTCTTTGCAATGGCTCGTTAAGAGATGAGCTAAACGCCCTCCTCTACTTCTGAAAAGAGAAACTGGTTTGATCTCTTTGCACCTAGTGCATCTTTTAGTCTGTATATCTGCCATCTTTTAATTCGTAACCTATTACCATTTTTCGCGATTAGCCCAATATGCCGCAGACAGTTTGCCTTTGGCTATATTCTTTGCATGCCTCGCTTTGAACGAGGCTCGTTTATTCTTCATGCGATCCGATTCCCCAGCCTTCGGCTTGCCTGCGGTCTCCGCACCCTGCTCCCCGAATCTGATTGTCTTTACCTGATTCCCTTCCTTGGCCACTACGATGTGGCTTTTGGTCGGGTGCTTCGGAGTAGCCTTCGGTTGATTAACCCCAGCTACTCCTGCCGCTTTAACTCTGCGTTCTATTGATGCTTGAAAACTATCTGACATAATGTTACTTGGTTTTGATCTCATCGATAAAGATGTATCGATTGTATCTGTCACGAACTTTAATCAGTTGCTCCAGCCTATCTGTTTGTTGATTCTCGATGAGCTTTTCTGCAAAATCTTTCTCGATGTCTGGTCGATCCATGATTCCTTGGAACAGGAGTCGTGCTTTCTCTTTACCGATCCCTGCTGACTTCATCGTGTTATACTGATCTTGTGGCTTGATACCTAAGCTCTCGAACCCACGAACAACACCGAGTAGCTCTTGGTTGAGCGAGCGGCGCCCTTTGAATTCACGGTCATAGATTTCATCAATCTCCTCAGGCGACATGGCTTGCTTGCGAAGCATAGCGTATTTCTCACGCTTAAGCTGCGAGAACCTTTCGGCGTGGTCATATAGGAAGCGGCGATGTTGCGCGACTAAGTCAATCTGATGTGTCTTCGTTGGTTTCATACCGTCGAACAGCTGCGCTAGTGGTGAGTTACGCTCGCCAACATAGTTACCATCCATAGCATTCACCGAGTTCATGACATCCTGCACGATTCGTGGCGTATAAGTTTTCTTGAAAACATATGCCGCTTGCTTAGTCATGGCCTCGAAGACTCCATCTACTCCCTCGATATAAATATTCTGGTTCGTTGTGCTATCTTTATTTTCAATAACATCTGCAAGGTTACCAGCTAGGATTTGATCATCGAGATAAGTGCTAAAGAAGAGACCCTTAGTCAGCGCTGATGCAGCATTACCTACTTCTCCATTCTTAATATATGGCAGCGCCCTCATAAACGGATCTAATAGTAAGCTAAAGGGGTTAACATAGGTTAGGTCTAGTGAGATCAAAGCATTTTTACTATCCCTGTAGAAAAGGAACGAGTGGCCTCTGAGATACTCGGGCATCGATTTGCGTAATGCCTCATCTTCTTCATCTCTCACACCACCGAATAGCGCAGAGATTACAGCGGGTAGGGCAGCCGAGACCATTCCGAGCATTGAAGTCATTCCGCCAAGTCTCTTCATACCCCGAGCTACAAGCACTGGGTTTCCGCTATTAACTTCCTCCCACCCGAGCTTATACGTATTGAATACGATACGCGGGACTTCAGCTTTGAATCGGATGAACGGGGCGAACATCAAACCAAAGGTTGAGTTGTTAAGAGCTTTCACAAAGTCAGGAGCTTGGCTCGCTGACTGTGCTGTCATCTTAACTTTCACAGCAGCCATACGCTTAAGGTCGTAGTCGGACATGCCAGTGAGTTTTCCTGATGGGTCGTTAGCCCTAGCCTCGATCAGAGTATCTAACTCGTGCTGGAAATACTCGATCTTGTAGGCTGCATCAATAGCACCCGAAAGTGTAGACGCTTTGTTCTCTAGCCACTCCATTCCTTTTCTTACTGTTCCAACTACTGGCAGCTCGGCCGTAAATTTATCGAGGGAGGCGAGCATACTATCTTTGCTAGCCGCACCAGATAGCAGAGCTTTTAGCATAGCTGGCTGGATCTCGTCACCGATGATGCCAAGACCAGTAAGCTCAGCCATGGCTGCGTTGATGCGATTAGGGTCTTTGAGTTGCATGTAAGAGAATACACCTGTGCGAATGGCGATTTTATCTGCCCGAATAAACCCTTGTGCGGGTGCAAAAAAGAGCAAGTTGCCCAGAGCATTCCGTAGGTAGAAGCCAACAGAACCCAACGTTTTGGCTACCATTGCCTTGCCTGTGAGATTACGGGCGACGAGCGAGATAGCGCTTACAGCTGCCTCAGCTGTTGTAGATTGCTGAGTAACACGAGCCTCGAGCGCTGCACCGAGCGAATCAACAATGTCCTTAGGTGCATACATGTGGGCAAGCGGATCGTTCTTAGTTGATCCACCCGAGCGCATTGGCACATAGTCTGGGTATTGGCTTGGGTTCGCTGCATACGTTTTGGCATCGACCATGAAGCCTTGCTTAGCTCCCGTCTTAGCAAGATTGTTAAGGAAGGTTTGTTGCGCCGCCACCATAGCTACACTCGAAAACGTGCGGACAATTAGGTCAGTGCCATTCTCCGCTCCGTATTCTCCAAGCAAATCACGGAGTTCCTTGGGTAGGTCTTTCCGTCTCTTCAGGTTGTTCTTAATCTCTCTGAGACCCTTGGTTGTTTGTGGGCTAGGACTTTGTTTCTGATCATAGCTCGATAGAAATGCTTCCATAGCCTGACTACCATATGAACTACCTGCTGGTGCTTTCTGATTTGCTTTTTGTATTGCTAGATTAGCAGCGTTAGTCGCGTCGATGTCGCTCAATCCTTGGGCTTTAGCCTCGCTAAAGGACATGTTGAATAATTGCGTAGTAAAGAAAGACATAGCCGCATCACGAACAGCTTGATAGTGCGGTTCAGTCCGCACTCGCTCAGCATATGTTGGGTCATTAAACATCGCGTAGGCACGAGTAATGTAGATACCACCCGTCTTATCAATCTTGAGCCCGATGTTTGGGTCGATACCAGCCGCGATTAGCTTTTGTTGAATAGGCTGGATGAGCTGCGTCCTCATGCTAACTATGTGCACCGCGAGGTCACTGTTGAGACTTTGGAGTTGGTTGAGCGCGGCGTCTCGTTCGATTGTTACTTGAGCAATTGCACTAGATTCTGCCGCCTCGATATCTTGATCACGCTGCTGACGGGCTGCTGCCCGCTGTGTCCGCTGATCTGCTGGGGTTAACGTCTGATCATTAGCGATACGTTCGAGCTCGGCGTTATATGCTTTCTCCATAGCCTCATATGCTGCATCGCTCACGAGGTTGCCATCGATGTAGCCCTGAGCTTTTGCGAGCAAGTCCCAATCTGCTGAGGCCTTATCTCCGTAAGTATTGATAACGAGCTTATCCATTTTCTCTTTGTATGAGATCACTAGCTGTGATGCAGCCCGTTTGAATTCTTCTCGTTGTTCAAATAAGCGTTTAACTGGGGTGCTCATATCACCACGGAAGATGTTAAGCCATCCTTTCTGCGCTTTGTATGCCCCGTATTCAAACATGGGCATCTCGAGGAGTTCTACAACTGCTGAGAAGTCGATGTTCGAAAGATCGGAAGATGCGCTAGAGCTCTGCCCAAAACTCGTAAAGAGTTTAAATGGAACGCCCGCCTCGAAAGCGCGATCATTGTGTTCGTCTTTGATCTCTTGCAATTCCTCTGGTGTAATATTCTCATCTTTAGTAGCCGCTCGATATGACTTCATAATCACATCAATATCTTCGATCCTAGCTGTTCTGACCGCTGGAGAAAACATCCGAGTAACATAATTTTTTAGGTCTTTACTACCATTTTGTGTATCAAATGTAACATCCAAACTTTGGCCATAGCGCCTCCATAGGTTAGCTGCCCTATTACCTTTTGGGTTTACATGAATCGCATGGTATAAATCTAGCTTGCCATCTGGCGTAGTCGCCGCATCTACAAATTCATTCAGCTCGCTTGCAATTTGAATCTTAGATTGTTCTATGAAGTTAACTGAATGCTCATTAAGTTTCCTTTTTAGGTCGTTAGATAAACGCTGTCCTTGAGCGCTATTCAGGATTTTGTCCTGTAACCAACTAATCTGATCTTCTATGTCTATTTGAGCTCTTCTGATTTTTCTATCTAGCGCTGATCCTTTTGTGAAATCATCTAACTTGTTAGCTCGAGCCATTTGAAATCCCATAGATGGCCATGTGTAGTAACCATTCATCGACTCATTTAATTTTATACCATATTTAGATTGGTCTGTTCCTGTGGGGAATAACAATGCTACTACGTCTGATATAGACCGATCAATATTTAGGGAATCAAGATATCCAATTTTAAAAGATCTCTTAAGGAAGTTAGACCCATCGCCGCCACCCAAGGTCTCAATGCCTAACGCTTTAATGGCGCTATTGTTTGAAACAAGGGCGTTCATTAGTGTTGCAGCAAATGGAATTTTGGCCGCTTCTTGTGTAGTCCCGCCATCTCGACCCAACCAACCAACATGGATGCTGTTCTCGTTCTTAATATCTAAATCGACTGATACCACAGCTGTTTGTTTGTTAGCTACCCATGGGTTGTTATTCACCTTTTCATATGCGCTAACTTCGTATCTATCTTTACCTACTGAGACTACCTTGAATTGGAATAATCTATCTCCATACTCAATTCTCAGCGCCTTAATAGTATCTTCCAGCGCCTGTCTATCTATGTTCTCGATTACTTTAGTTTCAGTAGGATTCAACGCACTGAGGATTGCTTCTATGTCTAAGTTTGTTGACTCCATGTCGGGATCAAAACTCAGGGGTAACCCATCGACTACTAAGTCAGGGGGCGTTTCAAGATCAGTTCCCCCACCAAGGAGCGCCATTGGCGCCGTCATAGAACCATTAGCTCTGGCAGCTGCTTCTTCAGCGATAACACTATCTGGTGTATTCTCCGCGTAGTCATATCTGAATGTTACGGGGATCGGTGTGCTAGGATCCAATCCTAAGCTCTTCATTTTTTCAACGAGAATAATAGCTGCTATAATCGCTTCCGCCTTTACATTATCTATTTGCCCATCAGTAGTATAAGGCACTAGATCAAACGTAGAACTATCTGGGTCATAGGTTGATAGTAACTCTACTGCTTGAACTTCTTGCACTGGTCGGCTCGTTAATGATAATACTAGTCTATCAAATTCCTCTAGCTCGTCTACTATGGTATCATAATAAGCGTCGCCATCGTCCGCGAAATATAGATTGAGCGCCTGATCAATACTCCTGTTTAACCCGAGCGTGTTTTCTAGATCCTGTAGTGATAGCGTATATGATACTGAGAATAATTCTGGCCTATCTGGAGGGGCTGTCCACCTTGCTGCAGGTGAACTAGGTGTGCTGCTAGCCGTAAAGTCAAGATCACCTTGGACGGGGGTAGTAGGCGCCTTATTAGTCGGTGCTACCGCAGCAGCCTCATCATCTACAATCTGGTTACCATTGATGACTCGAAGTCCTGCTTGTTGCATAAGTCCAGCAAACGTAGTTAGCGGTAATCCTGATGTCGCCAGTGCTGCCATTCTATCTTGTGCTTCGTATAATGCATCTGTCTCATCGAGGATGTTATAGTTTAAGATGCGGTTATATTCTGCGATTGCTTCAGCTGGAGAATTTGTATCCAGCGCTCTGTAAGCATTCGTTTTTGCAAAACCCATGTTGATGGCTTGCATCTCTTGCATCATGGCAAAGACAGCAGCATCCATAGCGCCAGAACCCATACCGAGTTTCTTACGATTGAGATAGCTGTTGAGCGCCCCACCGATGTATCTCTTTAATATGCGCAGCAGAGAGGGCTTGCTCGTCCAAAAGGCTATGTCATCCTCGGTGGTGTAACCACGAGTTACTTGTTGTAAGCGCATACGCAGCTTCTCTTCTACAAGAACACGCTGCTGTTGGCGGACGACTGTAGGATCGCTAGATGCGAGTTTAGCTAAAACGTCTGCAACATTCTGCGGGTTATTAATGTGGTAGGCTCTAGCAATTTCTTCATAAGCTGAATTAGATAAGCTATCCACAATGATATCTACCTCACCTTGTGTAAGAGACCCAAATGATGCGTGGTGACCGAGTTCTTCGTTAAGAATAGAATCAAGAATAGAACGTTGGGCTAGTGGGTCTAGCTCATACATCTGGGACATTAAGATCGCAGGATTAATCCTGATCACATCGCCCTCTGCCTCAGCAGCGCCCTCAATAGTTTCGTCTCTGATTACCCGAGTGCCCGCAGGTATACGTGTATTCAGCCATCGCATTAATTGCACGAACTGAGCTTTCTGTTTTTCTGTTGGTAGCTTTTTGCTACCTGATGCTATTGTCTCCTCTATGCTGGCCTCTGTTTTATCGCGGTCAGCTTGATCCGAAGCGGTTGTTTCAGTGTCAGCTGCTGTCGCCGCCTCTGTCGTTTCTGTAGCTACTGGAGCTGCTGTATCAATAGTGGGCGCAGCAGTAGAAGTAGAGAGACGAGGTGTGTTGGTGACCTCAGCCAGATCATTAGCAGCACGAGTTACATCTGATGCTACCCGCATACTAAATGGAACTGCAGTAGCACGAATCGTCGTCTTGGATAAGTCTACGATATCCTTGAGCGCTTGGGCGTAAGCTGTGTTCTCTTTAGCTGATACCTTGCGGAACAACGATACCATCGCTTCGATGATGCGCTGGAAGAAACCACGCTGTCCTTCTTGGACTGGTAGCGTCTTTATGAATTGTTGGAATGTTGGGTCGAGCAAAAAGTTTGCTACGAACTCGTCTATATTCTCGAGACCAGTTTCTAGCGATGCATTATATCCATCTTCGCCTTGCTCGGTCTTTTGTTGGGCGTATGCTTTTTGGGCGAGCTGGTAAAGACCCTCGAGTCGTAAGCGAGCTGATCGTTGTTTATCAGACAATAGCTCAAGCGGTTGTGTCATGGTATCCGATAGGAATGCATGAACATATTCTTCGAGCAATACGTTCTCAAGACCAAGGCCGTTACCCTGCTCGGTGTTTAGGAATACGCTGTGGTTACCGTCTACGTGACGCGCATACTCACCAGCGATTGGTGTTTGACTAGATCCAATAGAGAACTTAACTCGGCGGATAAACGCTGGGTCTTCGAGTAGGAGCTCTGCTACTAATTTATGCGCTGGGTTATTGCTACTCTTAGAAATTTCAGTAAGCGCTTTGACTACTGACTCTGGATCTCCTGATGCTAAACCTAGGCGAGCAATGTCTGCAGCATTTTGCTGGCGGAAGAGTCCTTTGTTTGCATTGTTTACAACGGCACGAGAAAATCGTGTGCGGACTGCCCTATCAATTGTCTTAATAATATTAGATGCCCTTCCTTTTGTGGCCGCTTCTCCGAATGTAGGCGCTAATAAGCGCTGGACTTCAGCAATATACGCTGGGTCTTCAAGTGGGTTACCATCAATGCGACCCGCAATAGCAGATAACTTGAGCGCATTCTTTAACTGCATCCCAGCGGGAGCGCCACCCCGTTCAAGATCTTGAATAAACGAGAGCACATCAGGGCGGTTGGCGTGGTTACCTAACGACATCCAGTCACCAATTCTAGCCATCAAGTCACGCGAACTCAGACCTCTTACGTGGGCTGCCGTGCCACCATCGGGATTAGGATATACTGAAGTATATGCTAATTCTTCGAGGCTATCACGGAGGTCGGTATCATTATCAATGGCATCAACTGCCTCAGTAATCGTATCTTTTATAGTGAGGTGGAATGCTTGCTCTGAGATAGCAAAATTAGGATTAGCTCCACCGAGACTGATCGAAGAATTTTTCAACTGCTCAGCATCGATGTTATCGATCATGCTGTTAGCTTGGTCTTCAAAGGCCACATCAGGGTCTTGAAGGACTCCTGTTGGTCTGCTCTCATCAAGAGATACCATAGCTCGAGTGCGCTCATTTACTTTGCGAACTATCTGTTGTTCGTAGTAGCGATCTGCTGTCCGTCTGAGGACAGTAATAAAAGAGGGCATAAACCCGCCAGTTAAGTCCTTATTGTTTATGACTCGTTCATTGATGAACTGAAGAACAATACTTGTATTAGTAGCCGACTTGTTAGGCCGTTTGGAAAGCAGGGGTGACAGAACTTTTGCCATGCCCTCGACGTCGAGATTTCCTTTGAGCCTTGATTGCAACGCTTTGATTGCACCATTCTGTTTCTTTGGTAAGAGAGTTACGTTGTTGCTGCCAACCTCGGGTGTCGTCAGTTTACCACTCGACAATATATCTACGCGCAACTCGTGGAGATTGGCAAGCATTAAGAATTCTATCTTAGCCGCTGTAACTGCATTGTCTTTAAAGTCTTCATCAAGGTCTCCTCTATTGATCGCGGTTGAACTTAGGAGAGCATCAACTGCTTCAGCATTCCCAGTAAAAGCGCCAACATTATACATGAGCTCGCCCATAGTTGTGGCTAGGCCTTCTCCATAGCCCGTGCGCTGGTTTACTGACTTAGTGCCCGTTGGCATGGGTTTAGCCTCTACTCCCTCAGGATAAAAAGGTATTCTGGAATATGCTTCATAGAGAGAATTATCCGCACTAATATCAGTGGTTTCAGTAATACGTGTCACAGCAGACTCCATAGATTTACCATCCAAAGAAGGCTTTCTGACATCAACGACATAGTTATTCTTAATAACAAAACTCTTATTGATCGTATTGCGGTCAACCGAAGGTTTAATAAATACAGGGATGCCATGTGCTAACATCTCCGTTACCACAATAGGGTCGTTATTAAAAATTCCACGGTCTTGGCGGTCGAGCGGCATTTTAATTGTGCCCTTTACAGTTTCATTTTTAATTGGGTCAAAGTAAGTAGAAACCCGAGATGCATTTTGTGTATAAGCTACTTCGCCCTCGCCAATCTTAAATGCTGGATAGAAAGCGTAAACTAGACGAGCAAGATATTCTGACTTAGACACGAGATTTTTAGCTGTCACAGTGCCATACTTAAGAGCATTACCAAAGCGAAGTGGGAATCCTTTGAGGGCTAGCTTTGAAACCGCATCTGCTTCTGCTTCTTCCTGCGGGGTAAGTTCATCACCATTGCGAAATGGCGTAGTATCAAAACTTGATAACGGCGTATCCGTTGGGAGTGCCTGAGTTATAGGGGCTGTTGTTTCCTTTTTACTTTTGCTCTTATTCTTTTTGCGTCGTTGCTTTCTCGAGGACTCATCTACATCTGCATCAGGATCAAAGCTCGCTACATGTGAAGCTGTGTTGCTCGCGGCTTCATCCGTATCAATCTCTGCAACTGCTGCTGCTTTTTGAGCGGCTGGTGATGGCTGTGAGATAATCGTGATCGGCTCTTGAGAGAAAGTTGAGCTGATAGTGGTCGAACCTATGGTGGCAACAAGTGGAACCTCTTGGTTGTTCTCTAACTGTGCTACTGCATTGCTGATAATTTGATCCGCCTGTTCTTGTGGGGTTTCCGAAATGCGCACAAACAACTCATTAACATCCGTGATATCAGAAGGTTGTTCCAGCGAAGGTGTTTCTGAGGGAACTACTGGCGGTGTAAAAGCAGGGGTTGCTACTGGCGCAACAGGTTTAGGTAAAGCCCGTGGGACTTTAGCGTTACCCGTTTCCTTGATGTATCCAATTTCTTTCTTGGCTTTTTCAATTTTTGCATTCGCTTTTTTACCAATTGCTTTTCTCCCAACAAGTGGGACTGATAGAGAAGTAATTAAACTTTCACGCTCAGCAATTGCCGCTTCGGCCTCTGGGGTCAGCGTGATGGGAGCTACTGGTATTACTTCAACAGGAGTGGCTTCGATAGGAGTTGTTGGCTGACTCGTATCGTATCCAAATTGCTGGCTTGCTCCAACTGGCGCCCCCTCAATAGGGGTTGTAGCCGCAGGAGTTGTATCCGCAGGAGTTGTATCCGCAGTATCTGCGGGGATTGTAGCCGCAGTATCCGCAGGAGTCGTAGCTGCAGTCACCGCAGGAGTTGTAGCCGCAGGAGTCGTAGCTGCCGTCACCGCAGGAGTTGTAGCCGCAGGAGTTGTAGCCGCAGGAGCTAGTGTAGAAATAGGCGCTCGGCGGGCACGTGCTTGCTGGGTCAGGATTCTTCCTACTGCTTGTGCCGTAATTGGGCTACCCGAATCATTTAGACGCTGAGTGACATCTGAAATAAACTTCTGTTGTAAACTGATGCCCTCTTGTAATACAGCTGCCTGATTCTTAAATGGATTGACTTTGTTCCATGCCCCTTTTGTGAGTGTGATTCCACCACCTAAGGTAGCTCCCATGGCCGCTGCATACATCGTTTGTTTTAAGCGCTCCAAGAATGGGGTATCCTGATCACTAGCTGCATCCTCAACAAAACTGTTAAGGAGCTGATCTAGCCCTTCTTCCTGCGCTTCGTCTACGGCATCTTTTAGGAATCCAGTCTTCGAAGATTTCTCGAGCTTTTTAATAGTAGCTGATAACTGCTTAGTAACTGCTTCTTTAAATTTAGTATCACTTAAGTTTTTGACGTTGGCTAACGAGCCTAAAAGATTTTTGGATTGCTTAAATGTTAAGCCACGTAGCATTGCGTCTTCTACACCCGCTTTACCAAATGAACCAAAGGCTGCGGTAATAACGCCAGTAACCATTCCACTAGTTAGTGCAGCTCCGAGAGATCGGTCGTGGATTTGTTCGTCAGTGAGCCCTAGCTCTTGCTGTTTCTTCTTAAGCGCTAGCGAGACGCTACCATATGTGCTAGCCCCAGTGCGAGTAGCAGCTGGAATAAAGGATGCGGCAGAAGTCCCAATACGTTGTGCTACGAGGCTGTTGTATCCCTTGATGGCTGCAAGCGCTCCTTCTCCTGTTACTTTTTTTACAGACTCTTTGATTAGCCCATCAGCAAGGATTCTCTTCGCAGCTGTCTCAGCTGTCTCTTTGGCGCCGATTCTAAAAGCTCCTTTTGTCAAGCCTTTCATCATGCCCTTCATGGTGAGCCGAGCTCCTTGTTTTGCTGCTAAGTATGCGACCCCACCCATTCCAGCTACGGGAGCTGTAACGGTGCTTAGCAGAGCAGTAGCGGCCATATCTACTACGAGTGGTGCTAGCGACTCCGCAATATCTTGGCCAAAGCCCATTTTCTGCCCGAACATTTCGGCAACTTCGCGGCGATCAGAATTGTCCTGTGCTATGTCTCTCAACATTTCGGCAGACCAATCAGCGCCAGCTGCCGTTAATACTCCCAAGACAGGAGATCCGAATCCAGTGAGAATGGACATTCCGAGTCCTTTAGTTCTCTCAGTAAAATTACTATAGTTTTCCTCATCTTTTAGGAAGTCGTTGAGGATCTCATGGTTCGCTTTGCCCTTAAGGCGGCCGTCAATTTTTGCCAGATTCCACTTATCCTCGCTGCCTGTGCGCTGAAATACTTTATCAGCGTTATTGTAATTATCTGTAAGGGCTACTAAGCGCTCGCCTTCAAGTTTTTTTCTATCGTTACCTGTGATGTCTGGCCGAGCTTCCAGTGTTTTGTTGAACAAATTTTCGTTCATCAGCGCTGCTGGGTGCATAACAGTTGTGCCCAAAGAGGTCTTGCGAATATTTTTTTGATATTCACCCTCTTCATCATGTAGCACAAATTTGCTATTTTGCGATGCATTAGAAATAGCGACCTCTTTAATCAGTCTATCTACATCCTCTGGATTTAGCGACCCTTTTTCAAACGCCCCAGAATCCTCAAGTTTCTTAGTGATCGTGTCCCTAAAGTATGATATGTCGCGATCAACTTGGCTATCGATCTCTTTCTTAGCATTATAGTCGGCATCTACTTTTTTAGATGCTTCATCAGAAAATAGTCCTATTACTTTGGATACTCCAAGTCCTAGTGCTTCGCCAAATTCATTTGCTAAATATGATCCTTTATCCCCACCATCAAACTCTTGAAAGGCTGCTCGGTTTCCGAGTGCCTCTATGGTTGACTTAACTGACTTATCAGTTTTTGCCAGAGTAGACAGGGACTCATACATTTCAGAGATCTGATTAATTTTGTATCGAGCTACAGTTGAGCCTTCTGCAATTGCCAATTCACCTTGTGCTACATAAGCATCTGCTAAAGAAACACCTGCTGCGCGCGAGGCTTTGAGTGCCTCATTAAGGCTCATCGACGTAGCGAGGTCGCTAGTCTTGAACATGCGGTCTCCGTTGTCATCTTCGAAGACAGCAAAAGGAATCTTGTTCGTATCGATTGCTCGTGTCTTAGCCTCGTTGTATCTATTGAGGATAATATTATTAGCCGCTTCTTTGAGCTCGGCATGTCTGGCGAGGGACTCCTCTGTAAAGCCATTAGGGTTACCTGCTTTGATAGCTTTGTCCATCGAGCTAAATTTGCTCAATGCATCGCGATCTGGATCATCATAATTTAAGTTGGAAAGTGTCAGTGCAAACTTATCCTCGAAGGATGGCTCGACAATATTTTTCTTGATGATGTCCTTAAATCCATCGTAGTCGCCGTCTTTTAATAGGTCTGCTGTTACTAACGAACCATAGAGGCCTTGCTGAATATTATTCTCGATCTCTACATCCATCGGCAGGTTAGAATCTAACCTTGTTTGACGCATGTAATCTGCATAATCAACTCGAAGTTGCACAGGATCTCGGTCTTCTTTATCCAAAGACCAATCACCGAACGGTATGTATTGTGCCTCTGTAGGAGTTGTAGATTCAGTGGATCCAAGCAGACTTGTTGGAACGATAGTAGTAGTGGTGGTTGGGTCAGTCATAGCTGAATATGTAGCGTATTAAAAAAAGTAATTTATCGAGTAGGAGGCGCTTCAAAAGCAGCTTCTTCTCTAGACTTTGGTGGTGGCGGAGAAAGCGAATTTGAAAAAATTCCAGCGTATACTCGGTTGGAAACCGCTTCGTATAGTTCGTTATCCTTTGTCGGTGCATTCTCTGGCTTCTCCTTAGGATTTAGCACTGTCCACATTTGCTTAAGTCGGAGGCGTTCAGTATCGGCAAGGGTCAATTTTGCTGCCCTTTGGGATTCATCCAGCGCATCTTGGCCAATTTGATCCGCTGTTCGCTCAGCAATAGTTGAAGGAGGTGTGTAGTCGTCACCCTTAGCGCGACCCATGGAGCGGAGAGATGTTTCAAAGTTCTGTAACATAGACAGCTGCGATTTGCGGACGTTCTCAGTTTGATCATACTGAATCTTTTGTTTAGCGATTGCTTTGTCTAAATCTTTCTCTTCTTGACTACGCTGACCTAGTGTTTGATATGCCTCATGCAAATCAACTGTATCTCTAGTCGTAGGATCAGTGAGTTTCTTAACGAGAGCTGTATCACCAATTTGAATTGCAGAACTAATGATGGATAATTTCTTTTGTTCATCCAAAGCTGACTTCCTATTTTTATCTTCGTCTATACTCTGCATAGAAGCTACTTGTCTATTAGCCCCGCTGAGCAAAGTAGCTACACTCGGGTTATAGGTAGCGAGGTTGGAATACTTCATGTTCAGTTTTCCAACTTCCATTGCCTTAGTATTTGTATCGATCCCTTTATTTCCTAGGACAGAATCAAGTTCGGTCATAAGCGCTGGGAGTCGGGTATCCGTATCCGCTCTCATCTGAGCTGTTCGCTTAGCCTCTTCTAGCTGGAGTTTTTGCATCTCAAAGGCATCCTCAGATTCAATCATCTTGAGCATGTCCTTTTCTATCTCGCGCCTTTTTGCATCAATAGGCTCGATGTCTTTTGTGTAGCGAGTATCTAGTTGTTGGCGCTGTAAACGCGACATTCCGCTCGCGGGGAAAAACGTCGAGCGGAGTGGTGCAATATCGGATGCGTAGGAAAATTCAGCCATAGTTTTAAAATATTAGATCAATCAGATCGGAGTAGTGTTATACGAAGATAACTGCTTCTGTGCGCGTTTGCGCATATATTCATCATACATATCCTCAGTCTTTTTCTTCTCATAAGACTTAGCGTCCTGTTCCATGTCCATAAAGGACATGCGGCTACGCTGCTCTTGCGTAGTCATAGTCGGAGTTTTAATGCGTTCTAATTCTCCCATGCCTGCCATTTGAGCTGCTTGGTCGGTATAGCCCTGACGGCGAAGTCTGCGTGATGCGCGGTTGATTTTTGTCCATTCGGGGGCTATCGGTTGTGGTGTTTCGCGTAGCGAGCTACCAGATCCAAGAACATAATTAGAGTCTTGCATCGCTTGTTGTGACCCAAGTAAGTCACCAGCGCCTTTTCGCAACAGGACTTCACGTCCTTTCATTTGCTGCTTAAACGGTTGATCAGCCATTTCTTTAGCTTGGGCTGTTTCTTCTGCAACTTTCTTGGCTTCTTCTTCGCGGCGTATTCTCTCTTGCTGGGCAAGAAGTCTTTTTCGTTCCTCATCTAGCTTGTTTTTTTCTTCCGCAGCCGTGATTCGAGGGTCAGCTAGACCTGATGTGGACGAATCTATTGAGGGTGCTAGCGGTGTAGCACCAGTCACTGAAGCTAAAAAATCAGAGAGGTAAGGAGTAGAAGCCATAATTGTAATAAGAGATGGGCTACGATTACTATATATTCTACAACATGTCAACACTGAACCGTGAACTGAATCATGATTCCTGTATCCTGCTCGGGGTGCACGATTCGGGATTCGGGATTCAGGGTTAGTGGTGCTGTAATAAATTTCGCTTACACTATTAAAAACTTTCTTTTAATTCTATTGGTGCTCTAATAAATTATTACAGCACCAATACGTCATATAGAAAGTTTTTATTCCCTACAAAGAGGAGCTGACCAAGATTTAGGAGAGAAACGAATCTGGGTTATGCAAAGCTCTTTGGAGCGTCTTGATCGATACGGGGCGCTTGTAGCCCTTTTCATCTGAATCCTTAGGCGGATCAACGGCAACTAGCCCGAGCCTCTGGCGGGCACAATCTAGCGCAAGGAAGGCAGCGTCAGCCAAGTCGGGTGATCGGCCGAAGCGAGATTTGAAATCACCCTTCGATTCAATCTTAACTTTAAGGCTGCTAGATTTGATAAGGTCATAGTTTCGAGCGCACATCTCTTGAGCTAGATCGCTATTGATTCCTGAGACCTGATGCGTTCTCATTAATTCCTTTCCAACGAACCAGAGTTCACTGACTCGGTTAGTGTAGAGTTCTTCGCCAGTCAGGGACGAGTTCATACTTACCCGCTTGTCTGATGGTTTCCCACCGAAGCTAACGCGCAGAAAATGTGGAGACCACTCTCCAGCCAGAACGTCACAGAAGGGCGCCCCAGCACCAGTGCTATCTACCGCAACATTATCGGCCGTAATACCTAGTTTCTTGCAGTGCTCAATGATCTGGCGAACAATCTGGTAGGTTCGTGGGACTGCTTTATTAGTAGCATCATCATTCAAATGGATCGCTTTCTCAAACTCGATGACGTATTGACCCGCTGTATTATACCCGACCGAGGCCGTATACATGATGGTTCTGTCACCACCATTCGTAAAGGCGGGGTCAATGCCCGCGACCAAGGTAGGCTTCTGAGCCCACTCGACCCCCTTCTTAAGGCCACCACTAGAGGCGAGCTCTGCCTCGCTGTAAATTCCAGTTGCCTCATCTGAATCAAAAAAGATGGCTCGAATCATTCGCATGTATCCACGAGACTCCGAACCGAGAAGAGCTTTGTCCTCATCGATCTTCTGCTGAGTCGGCAACCACGGATATTTATTTTCCCCGAGCACAATGTTGGGACTGCGTTCACCGTCAAGACGTATGTATCTGCCACCCCATTTGGTTTTCCATTCGTCGTCTACCTGAGTATCAACGGAAGCCCACCCCTTCGAAGGCTCTGACCATACACCAAAGGCGTCGAACCGACTATTGGGGTTGGACATTCCGATCATCTGGAATGATGGGTTCTTCGAAAGGTTAGATAGACCAGCATTAAGAATTGCCTCGGATAGCTCGGATAGCTCGTCGCCAATCAGAATCACACGCTTTTGCTTAATACCAATAAACTTACCGATGGCTTCACGAGTCTTACTCTTTTCTGCAGCAATTAGTGAGAGACCCGCTTTCTCAAAGAGAATACCGTTCTCGTCTACATAGGCGGCATTTCCAATCGAATCGCGAATCTTGATTGGTGCAATGTCTTCGATGACTGAGAGTAACGAGATGACTGAACCCCAGATACGCTTACGTGCTTCGCGCAGAGTAGTAGATGTCATTAGCACGAGGGTATCACGTGGTTGTGACAACCAATTGACGATGCCCCACGCGGCCATGGTATGTGACTTACCACTACTAGCACTACCGCCAATAGCGAGATACTTATGGTCAATTGCCTCGCGAATCATTCGCTCCGCCCATGGGTGACGCACCATCATCTGCTCGGGTAAGTCAGGTCGATTCCATAGCTCATCGCAAACTCTCCAAAAGTAATACTCCTTAGCAATTGCTTTTGGGTGGTTAGCAAATCCGAATAATAATGCGGTGATAAGCGTAGTAGGTGGGATCATTAAACCACCGATATCCATCATCTTAGTGACAGCATCAATTTGAGGTTCAAGAATTTGCTTGCGTTTAGTTATATCGTCGGGCATATTGTCGAGGACTTCCCACAACATAATGGCTTTCAAGAAAAAAGTAAACAACGATATTGATAAAGAAGCAGAGAATGTAAATCGTGAGAGTGCACTTAAACGAGCGCTCGATCTTTATCACCAAGGAATGCCTAACGCATCTATTGCGCGTGATATTGGCGTCCACCCGAATACACTTCGAACATGGCTTCGTATTGCTGGCATCAAAGCTAAGCTACCACCGAACGTAGAAAAAGCCCAGAGAGCAAAAGCGGAAGCAGAATCAAAGGACGGACTACAGTCACAGCTCGAGGAAAATTTAGTAAATGTAACTAGCTCGGCAATCGCAGATGCCAAGCTAACTGCTTCTCTCGAAGAGGATAGACTGCTCGCAGATATTGCAGATGCACAGGGCACTCCAGCGGATAAGTATCAGCACTATATAGCAGCGGCAGGCATCAAGCTGCTACGTGATAGTATTCGCGGGCTTAAGCCACCCAAGACCATTCGTGAGCTAAGCGAACTCGACCAGCTCATCCGCCGCAATCTCGGGCTCAATGCAAAGACTGGAGGAGGGACTAGCAAATTATCCATCGATATCTCAATACTCAATAATGGTGCTGCCGATAAGGGTAATGGCACTGTCAAGAGTATGAAGAATCAGATTATCGATGCCGATATGGTCGATGAAGAAAGTGAAGAATAATTATTTTTATTCTTGCCAGTCTAATTATTAACGCTAGCTTAGGACTCATGTTTGCCAACCGCACACCAGTAGTGTCTCCCGAATTCATTCTTCGGAACGATGAGGGCAACGAAGCCTCCTTTGGAACTTCGAAAGCGGATGGCCTTTGGTATCGCGTGATACCCGTTAATATGAAGGAGATTCAATACATCCAATGTCTCCCTAAAAATATCAAGCTACTAACACCTGCTCGAGGGCATGGTGTATTAATACGAGCAGATGCGCTCCCAGTATAAATTTCTCATTATGAATACTCCAGACCTACTAAAATTACACAAAGAAACCTGTGACAAATGTTACGGGGTGATGCAAAAAAAGAACAACGACTATAGCGGGGGTGCAACAAGTTCTGATGCGCTCGCTAATTTCAAGATGTCTAGCTCCTTGGGCTTAGCCCCAGTCATGGGTCTCTTGCTGCGGATACAAGACAAGATGATGCGCATTAAAACATTCGCCACAGATGGCGAATTAAACGTAGCAAATGAGACGGTCAATGATGCATTCGAAGACATCATCAATTATGCGGTGCTCGGTAAAGCGCTATTGCAAGAGAGCAGAGCGGAGTATATTGATTGCATAAAAGAACCGAGTCTCCAAGATGAGGAATCAATCCAAGGTGTTATCAAACAGTTCATGGATCATATTTCTAACGGTAGTGACCCTACCAAAAAAGAGGCAACACAATCTGTGCCACAAGAAATCATCCTAGATGCTATTGGCATGTTTGATGAGGGGTTTATTTACTACGGAGAAATAACCCCGTTTAGTGTAGCCGTTAATCAGTTTGCTTCACATCTTTCATCAGATGATATCGATGGTAATATTCAAATTTTTACAGCCCCAAAGGGAGACGACCCTGAAGGATATATCTTAGTCGCTGTAAAAAAAGGGTCGCTCCTTTACAAGGCGCTCAGTAAAAAAGGGTATACACCGACCGCATGATTATAGGTATTGATAATGGGCTAGACGGTGGGCTGTGTGCCATCTCAACACATGACGGTAGCATCATCGCTAAAACTACTATGCCCACTCTCGTCTTTAAAAAGAAACGAGAGGTTGATCCAAAACGAATCTACAAATGGATCATGGGTCTCAATACCCCATGTGTGATCGCGATTGAAGAACCACTTAATCATGCTCGTTCATCACAGGCTATGAGATCTATGGCTATTAGCTTTGGTAAGATTATCGGGATGTCCGAGTGCAGGGATATATCAATCAAGAGAATAGATGTGCATGACTGGCAAAAGGCTATGCTTGGAAAAATACCTAAGGGGTTCACGAAGCAGGCAGCCCTTATTACAGCAACAAAATTAGCTCCAGATGAAGAATGGCTAGCAACCTCTCGCTGCTCGACACCACACGATGGAATGATCGACGCCTTTCTTATTGCAAAATTTTATTTGACTAAATGCAAATGATGAACTATGAACGGTCTCCCACATGAAAAGTCACGTTAAAGAAATACTAATCGGCGATACGCTAGTCGAGATCAAATCTCGGACGGATGATCGTCATCCCTCTGGCTGGTCAGTCATCGCATTCTCTCCAGAGTTATCCATCCGCAGCACTAAACTACATCGATTATCTGGGCGCACCGCATTTATTAATTCGATCCTTGGATCCTGTGGCCTGAACGGTGAATCCGAACAAAAGATCGAGGTATTCCAGCGAGCGCTATCCGTCATCCTTGACGAGGCAACCTCCTAAATTCTCCCAAACCAAAAATGAAGACAAATAAAAATGAAGACATTATATCCAAAGCAACAAGAAGCGCACGACTTTTTTGTATCGTGCCTAACTAAGAACGTTAACACACTAGACTCATCAGATGTAGGAACAGGTAAGACAATTGTCGCCTGCCACATTGCGAAGACCTTGGGCAAACCATTCTTCGTCATGTGCCCTAAAGCGGTCATACCATCTTGGGAACGTGAAGCAGCAGCCTGTGGGCTTAAACCGCTGTTTGTCATGAACTACGAGAAACTACGAACTGGAAAAACTCCATGGCTAACAAAGCGTGGTAAGAAAATATTCAACTGGAAGTTACCAGAAGGAGCTATCGGGTTCATCGACGAGTGCCATAAAGCAGGAAACCCGTATACGCAGAATGCGCAGATGGTAATCGCTCTACACAAAGAAGATTTCCGTATTCACTTGATGTCAGCTACATCAGCTAATGATCCAACGGAGATGCGAGCAATCGGATACGCCTTAGGTTTGCATTCTCTCAATGAAGCGCAAGCGCCACTTAAAAGTTGGTATCGATGGATGATGGATTATGGCTGTGTGCAAAATACATGGGGTGCGTGGGAGCTGCGTAAGAAGAACAAGCTATCCCTTTTGCATGATCAAATTTATAACCGTAATGCGAAGAGGCTTACCGTAGCTGACTTCCCTGATTCATTTCGTAAGAATAGGATCTTTGTGGAGAACATTCAGTTTTCTAATCTCAGCAAGATTCACGCGGCATACAAGAGTCTTAATATTACACCAGAAATCATCGAGCGATACATTGAGCTAGGCACAGTAGAAGATAGCGAGCACACTCTCGTGAACCTGTTACGAGCTCGACAGTTGGCTGAGTCTTTTAAAGTAAATGATATTGCTGAAATGGTCGATGAGTTATTGTTAGAAGAGGCCAGCGTGGTTGTCTTCATGAACTTCCGTGAAACAGCAGAAGCATTAGCACTAACCCTAAGGTGCGAGAAGATCGTTGGTGGACAATCGGCAGCTGATAGACAGCGGATCATTGATGACTTCCAGTCGGATAAAACGCATGTGCTCGTTGTTAATATTGCAGCAGGTGGCACTGGCATTAGCTTGCACGATCTGAACGGTGATAGACCACGTGTATCTCTGATATGTCCTACGTTTAATGACAAGGACTACATGCAGGCACTCGGACGCATTCACCGCAACGGAGCAAAAAGTGATGCCGTGCAAAAGATTTTAGTTGCCAATGGGACGGTTGAGGAAGTAGTTATCAAATCCATCCAGAACAAGATCGCAAATCATGACATGCTCCATGGAACAAAATAAATTTATGAATACAAAACAAACTAACCCGCTGGCAGCGGTTGCTCCAGCCACGCCTTGTTCGGCTGCTTGCCCTAAGTGTGGCAGTCTGAACATCCACCGCCATCATCGCGCCCCGAAAGAAGAGTGGTCGCGAAATATCGGGGAGAACCGCAAGAACTACGAAACGCCGTGGGTCAGCTATGTCGGATACTCCGCAAAAGCTCTCAAGGAGTGCATTACCCACCACTGCCGCTGCTGCCAGTGGAAATGGGAATCCGATTGTCTGCCGAACGATCAAAGTGAGGCACAGCCTCCAGCAACAAATCTATGAATACACCAAAAGACTCAACGGGAGGCTGTTGTCCTCCACCGCCTTGTTCGGCTTCTTTGGAGGCCGTTCAATACGCCGACTACATCCTAAACCACTACTCGCGGGATAGTCACGCTGACAAGTTGTGCCTCGCCCGTGACTTGGAGCGGCACGGGTGGTCGAGTGACTTGTTCGGCGATTTGAGTGCGGATGCGAAACAAGCGGTCGCATGGCTGTTTAGTGACCATGCCAAAAAGCTCTCAGTCATCGAGGCTCGCGCCTGCATCTTGGAAGGATGGGGAAAGCGCGTGGACGACGAACTGCGAGCTTACTTTTCGCCAAACGCCAAGGTATCAGACCGCCCATCATGAAAACTCCCGAATCACAACAGACGCCTTTGGGCGGTTCTGATCACCGCCTTGTTCGGCGTTGCGTGACACACCACTTCGCTTGCGACTGCCGCGAGGCACTGATGGCGGAATCCATGAAGACGCAACGACGAGTGATCGACTGGCGGGATCAGAGCGATGAGGGCTTGAGACTGCGTTGCGGAGAACTGACCACGCAGGAAATCCGCACCATCAGGGCTGTGCTGACTGCTATTCTTCCGCCGAACGCCGATGTGATGGCAGCCGCCGACAATAAAACTCCAACGAAGGAAATGACTTTATGATACCAGAAACCATTGAAGAAACCACAGATGGCGGATTGCCATGCACGCCTTGTTCTCCGTCTTTTCGGGCTGGAGATGATGTTCGCCACCTGCCATCTGGTGAAAACTGGAAGCTCGCCACGGATGAGGAAAACGGGTGGGTGTCTCCATGCGGATGGCCGCCTACACTAGCCGAAGCGAAAGACTGTGTGTTGCAGTTCGCCGCCGACGATAATGAGAGGATGGAGATGCTGAAAACATGGGCAGCAGAGGGGCGCGGCTACGAGCATGAGCGCGACCACCGAACCCGCACCGCTCGCCACCAGATTTCTTCCGAGAACGCTGAGGTGAGGCACGGCGCTAAGGACGCTGACCTCGACTAGAAACTTTCCCGCCGTTGCCTCGACCGTCTTGTTAGCCGTTCGGGGTGCGTCGGAAAACCGAAACAAACACACGAATATGGACAACCTACGAAAAAACATCGAATCAGCAATTAACGCCGCCAGTGCGGAAAACGGCAGTGACACTCCCGATTTCATCTTGGCCGAATATCTCACGGACTGTCTCACTGCATATGACAAAGCGGTGGTGGCGCGTGAAAAGTGGTATGGACGGCCAGAACTCCCAAAGCCATTTCCTTCGGCTAATAGCAAAGATCAATCACCGCAAGGTTGATTGCATCGATCTGTTCGATAAACGCTGACATGCCGTTTAGTATGTCACTACACTCGCGCTCATTGCATTGAGGGCATCTGAAACAGAATGAGGGGGAGCCGTACGCGGCGAACTCAATACGTCTGGATGAGCAACCTGAACAGTGGGTGCGAGTGTGGTGTGACTGAGATGGTTTAAGGTTGACGCAGATAGAGCGGGGATATGTTCTGCAACGTATCGCTGCCCGTAGATTCGTATTCTACCACCACACGACTTGCTGCCGTAAGCAGCTACTAACCAATAATAAAAATATGACAACCTTAGAACAACAATTAGAAGACGCAGGATACGATGCATCCGAGCTATTATGCATGGATGGATATAACGACTGTATTGTCGGAGTTGTAAACCGCATAGGCCAACCACCAATCATATGCTATGATACTACCAAGGTTATAGCGTCATTAGTGAATGATGGTATGACCGAAGAAGAAGCTGAAGAGTATTTTAACTTTAACCAATTAGGAGCTTGGATCGGCGAAAACACCCCTTGCTTTTTAACACCTTTAACATTAGAACAACCATTACAATGATAGACAACGTAAACCACGCAGACAGAGGACACGCAGAGTTCTCACCATCGAGCCTAAAGTATGTAGCGCAGTGCGCAGGATACCAAGGTAAAAGCGGAAATTCCGCAGCCTCAGAAATGGGCACACGAATCCACGAAGCCTTAGAGGTTAGAGACCCTTCTGCTTTGCACAATGAACAGGAAGTTGACATCTACAATCAGATCGTTGAAATGGAAGCTGAGTTCATGACGAACTTTGGCACAATCACAGAAGAGCTCAATGAGATCCAAGTGAGCGTAGAATTGATTGGGACTGAAACATGGGGGACATGTGACCGTCTATTGATCATTGGAGATGGCAGCGAAGCAGTGATGGCCGACTACAAAACTGGTATCTCAATTATTGATCCGCCAGATAAAAACTTCCAAGCAAAGGCATATACCATTGGGGCTTTCCAAAAGTATCAAAAGTTGGAAAAGATCGTCTTCGTCTTCTATGTCCCTCAGCGCTACCAATCGTTGCACCATACGTTCTATCGGGCAGACCTTCCTAGCCTAGTGCAGGAGCTAAGCACGATTGTTACGACAGCGGAGCGTGTTAGACCAAAATGGAACAAAGGCACGATGGATATCGATGATTGCACACCGAGCCAATATTGCCACTTCTGCGCACATGAAGATGGCTGTCCTTCTCTAGGCGGGCTCAGCATCGCATTAGCCAAAAGAATCAACAGCACACTACCCGACATCGATCTAACAGATCTTGAAAACACAGACCGCTTAGCCGAGCTCTACCACATCTCTAAGATCGTAGAGAACTGGGCTGCAGCAGTTAAAGAGAGAACTCTAGCCGCCCTAAAAAATGGTGAGTCGTTAGAGGGTCTCAAGCTAAGATCCATGGGTAAAACAAAATCGGTCACAGACAATATTACACTGATCGAAATTGCTAAAGAGTGCGGCGTTGAGATGGAAGATATCCTGAAAGAAGCAAATTTCCCACTCGGTAAAATGGCTAAAGTCGTAGCCTCTTTGGGTCATGGAAAAACAAAAAAAGAAAAAGAAGAAAAATTTCTTGACGCCTGCCAAGATGCGGGTATTGTCACGTTCTCCGACGAGCGGTTCACAATCGCAAGTCTGACTTAAACCAATAACATTAAACTAATAACACATATGTCTAAAGAAGATAATACCGCTAAAGCGGACACGCAGGTTGCAGAAGTTTCTGCAAAAAACACATCACTGAGCACCACAGTTAATGGAGCAATGCAAATCGATGCAGAAGATATTGATATTCCCCGTATCAATGTTATCCAAAAGTCGAGTCAGATTGAAGCACCTGTTGGTTCAATCGTCGTCAACAAAATGGATGTCATCGCTCTTGCTGATCAAGCGGTAGAAGTCATCGTGGCTACTGCCCAAAAAGGCTGGAGACAAGATGTCCCATACGAAGAGGATACCGTCCCACAAATCGCATGGTCTAAAGACCGCGCCGATGCTATTGCATTGGATGGTGATTATGAGATGATTGAGTTTGCGGAGATTACCATGCTCATCAAACAGCCAGAAGGCAATACCGACGATGACGCTTTTCCATTCCCTATTGGTAGTGGTAATTACGCTATCGGCCGCATCAACGTATCCAAGAATGCCTATCGATCCACTTACAAATGTCTCGCTACCTTCGCGGCGTTTAACAAAGGGGTATCGCTATCTGGTCGCGTCTGGTCTCTTAAGAGTTCTAGCATGAGCAAAGGCAAATACAGTTGGTTCAGCCCATCCTTGACCATCACCAAGTCTACACCAGAACCAGAAGTTCTGGAATTCTTGGCAAACTTCGGTGCATAATAACCAAAACCAATATATTTTCCTTATTATGTCATTAGAAAGCAAAACACACATCATCGCTGGTGAGATCGCACAAGTCGATACCCAGATTAACGAGATGAAGAAGCAGCTCACACAGCTGCATGAAATCATCACTACCTTCGAAGTTATCCGTGAAACCTATCAGGCTTATCTGGACAACAATCGTTGTGAACAGCTTGAGTTGGAACTCCATTCAAATATTGTGGAACTCGTTCCATCTATTGGAGAAGAGGATATCGTTGAAGCTGTCACTGAGTAAACACTAACCAACCTTAGCCCACCCTGCCTAATTTTCCAGCGGGGTGGGCTTAACTTTAAACAAAATTATGGAAACCTACGCACTAGACTTTGAAACATATTACGACAAGCACTGTTCTATAAAGACGCTTGGCACACTGGGATACTTTTCGCATCCCGATTTTGACGCTTACATGGTATCCATTGTAGGCGATAATGGATACAACTTCGTTGGTCACCCCTCGGAGTTTGATTGGACTCTCCTTACTGGAGCGACTGTTCTGAGCCACAATGCTAGCTTTGACGAAACCCTCTACCTCTATGGCGTAGTCCAAGGATGGTGGCCTAAGGTTGAAGTTTATGCGTGGCATTGCACGGCCGATATGGCTGCAGCCTGCGGTCTCCCGAGATCGCTAAAAAATGCTACAGCACAAGCGTTCAGTTTGGAGATCTCGAAAGAGACGCGTAACCTGATGTCAGGTAAGCAGTGGAACACAATGGCTAAAGATTTCCAAGAAGAAGTTACAGCATACGCCCTGAAAGACTCAGAGCTATGCTTAAGACTCTGGCAGGAATACGCATCCAAATGGGGCGAGTTTGAGCAAGAGATAAGCCGCATGAACCGCAAAGTAGTTCAGCGTGGTTTACCAATTGATACTACGCTGATGGAAGAAAACCTCGGTAAAGTCCGTAAGGCGCTATTTGACGCCGAGCAGAATATTCCGTGGAGTGGTGACAAACCTTTGCTAAGCCGCAAAGCATTTGATGAGGAGTGTATCAGTATTGGAATTGAACCCCCTGCCTCGCTTGCTGCTACAAATGCTGAAGCTCAAGATTGGCTGCGGATCAATGGAAGTAAATACAAATGGATCGAGGCCGTAATTAACTGGCGTAGAATCAATTCAATTCTCTCCAAGCTAGAAGGCTTCGATGCAGCGACAATGCCAGATGGTCGATACTACGGTAGTATAATGTATTTTGGAGGACACACTGGTCGCTTTAGCGGCAGCGGTGGAAATCTAAATCTACAGAACTTGCCTCGTAACGAAATGTTTGGTGCAAACCTTAGACATATGATTGCTGCTCCAGAGGGCAAGAAGCTAGTCGCGGCCGACTTATCTAACATCGAAGTGCGCACCCTATGTTGGCTAGCTGGTGACCATGATACTCTCAAAGAGATATCAACCACACCAGATATCTATGAGGCCTTTGCAATCCGATTTGGTTTGTGGTCTAAGGAACGTGGAGCGCTTAAAACAGATCCTGTGCTGCGACATAAAGTTAAAGCGCTTGTTCTCGGATGCGGCTATGGTGCAGGTGCTGCTAAGTTTGCTGAGATGTATGATATGCCGTTTGATGAAGCAGCAGACGCCGTTAACCTCTACCGAACCAAGCTGCATAAAATCCCAACTTACTGGACAAAGCTAAACAACAATTTACGCTCAACCTATTCTTTGGCTGAACCATACATGATCAATCTAGCCTCTGGCAGATCTCTTAAATATGGGAAACTAAAGGCTGTCAAAGATGGGACGGGTCGAATCCAGTATGTAGCGATTATGAACCGCAATGGCAAGCGGCTACCTATGAAACTATGGGGTGGTATTTTGGCAGAAAATGCGAGTCAGGCAATGGCTCGAGATATCTTATGCTACATGATGCTCCAGCTTGAAAAAGCTGGAATCAACGTAGTTCTTCATGTGCACGACGAAATCGTCGCTGAATGTGATGAACAGGATGCTGAGGAGGTTCTCAAAACAATGAGCGAGATCATGTCTACCCCACCCCCGTGGTGTTTAGATCTCCCACTGGCCTGCGAGGGATACATCAGTCAACTATACAAAAAATAAACCCACTCTGATTATGACCTCTTATAGATATATAAAAAATCTACGTGATTCCAAAGCAAACAAATCGGGCGACCTAAGCAAGATTCAATCTGTCGTCCCACCATTCCCAACAAAGCAAGCGTATAGACAATGGTGCGCTGACAATACAACTGATCACGTGTTTTATAGCACGTGTGAAGGACGCGCACCAAGCAAGCGTATTAGCAACGACAACCCAGTCAACAAGATCTACGGAGTCGTAGCTGACTACGATGCTGCTGTAGACTGGAAGACGCTCGACGACGATATACTCGCTCGCTTTGGTGTTAACCAACCTACGTGGAGAACAAAAACTCAATCAGGCTACATGCGCTTGGTATGGGAATTTGCTGAACCGATCCCTATTGCTCCTGAGTTATTCGATACCTTCATGAAGCACATGGACAAGTCGCTAAAACTCAGCCGTGCATTTGCTGGATTTGATAGCACGTCACTTCGAGCTAACCAATACTTCGAGCTCGGAAGTGAGTGGGTTCAGGTCAACGGTCACCTTGACGGTAACTTCGTGCAGGGAGTCCTTGCCAAAGCGGCTGCTGAGAAGCCCCCACAATCCTCAGAGACGTCCATTCCAATTGATATCATCGCAGCTGAAGTCGAGAAGAGATTCCCGAATCGATGGGTAGGTGACTTCGAAGTTGGCTCGCGTGGATGCTTGTTCTGGATCGATGACGGGATTGATCGTGATGGATGCCAAGTAGTTGATGACGGTATGGTCTGCTACAGCGACCGTGCTGGAAAAGGATTCGTAACGTGGGCTGAGATCTTTGGGTCTTCATTCACGAAAGACTTTGAGCACAAGAAACTATCTACGCTCCTTGACGAATACTGGTTCAACGGCCGTAGCTTTTTTAAGGTGCTTCACAATAGTGCTGTTACCATACCTAAAGATCAGCTGATGTTGGAATTAAGGCAATCAGGGTTTAGCACAAAGCACAAGCAAGGGCAGCCTTTAACGGAAATAGAGAGTGCTATTCTCGTCATAAGTAACCAGAATCGGATTGATGAAATTGCCCCCGTGGTATTCTCGTCAGACCGAGTCGTTTCCTACAATGGCAGCCGTATCTTGAACTGTGCAAACAACCAACCTGTTGAACCAGATACGGATGGAGATCCCTCAAAGTGGCCATTCCTCCATGCATGGCTGAACCAGTTGTTTGAAAATAGCGGCACGATTGACTCGATCCAGTATTTCTATGCATGGTTAAAGCGCTTCTACATGGCTGCTTACAACCGCAAGTTCATGCAGGGTCAAGCATTCGTCTTGGTCGGGGCGACAGGACGGGGTAAATCCCTACTGTCCAACCGAGTCATAGGCACATTGGTAGGTGGGTTCGCTGATGCTAGCGATTACATCAGTGGCCAAACTAAGTTTAACAAAGATCTTGGTCGGGTAGCTGCATGGGTGATCGATGATACAACATCCGCTGCGTCCTTTCAGGATCAGCGAAAGGCTACTGAATTGCTAAAGAGATCTGTAGCAAACCCACGGGTTGAGTATCAAGCCAAGTATGCAGATGCTCTCTCTGTGCCGTGGACGGGTCGGGTAATTCTCTCGCTCAACATGGACGCCAATAGCTTGTCTGTTATCCCTTCGCTTGATAGTAGCAATAGAGATAAGCTCATTGCGCTCCGAGTGAGAGATGATGCAAGGTCTGACTTCCCCGACAACCAGATTCTTGAGCAGATGATCGCTGATGAACTTCCGCACTTTGCCAGATTCTTGATTGACTTCATCGTGCCCTCGGGGGTTCGAGATGTAGGACGCTTCGGTGTGCAGAGCTTCATCGACCCATCGATTGCTGATGCTGCCTACGACAACAGTCACCGCAGTGCAATCGCAGAGTTAGTAGAGTTCTTCACTAAGCGCTGCAGAGACCTAAATGAGAACATGCAAATCTGGCGTGGAACGCTTACTGAGTTCCAAGTTGCATTGCATGATTTCAACAATGGCCGCAGCGTAGGTATGAGTAGTAACCTTGAGTTCGTCCGCCGAGGTATGAGCACTCTGGAAGAAGCCAGTAAGGTCAACTCACGTATACGCCCGATTAGATCGAGCGGTCACGGTGGTGGCAAGATCTGGCAGATTAACCTGCAGGAGAACTACGATATGAAGACTGATGACATTGACCTTCTAGTCATAGAAGACTGACCAGCACAAAAGACAAAACCCCGTTGTGCATATCGCGCAGCGGGGTTTTTATTTGGTGTAAGATTTGTGTCGCGGGTCAAGACATGCTTTACCTATTTCATACGCTGTTGCAGGAGATTCTCGTAGCGGTCAGCTTCCGCCCTCATCTCTGGGGTGATCAGCTTAATTGGTATATCGTTACTCAATACGCGTGAAATAAGACTTTCTCGAAACGCTTGGTCATCAGTAGCATACGGGTCGCGACCCACTTTGAAATGTTGCTCACGCAGCCTCTGGAGATTTTCCGAAATAGGATACTCTGCCACAGGATTGTCTGGCATCAATGCACGAGCAGCTTCAATCTTGTAGAGCCCCTCCCGTTTTTCTTCGTCCCCCATATATTTGTTATACGGATTAGATATAATCGAAATAGGTTCATTTGGGTCAGAGTCGTTATGCCCACCACCAACAACCATACCAGCTACATCTGGTCGCGTTTTGAAGTAAGCGTCATACATCTTCTTCATGTGCGGTGGCTCGATAGGATAACCGTATCTTGTTTGTGGGGCAGAAGATTGTGTCACCCGCTTCTCTATCGCTTTTTCAAAACTATATGGATCGGGCATAGTCGTTATTTAGTCTTCTGGAAATGCATAGCGTCCCTGCTCCAGAATGCCCCAGCAGCGAGCCAGCCGTGCTTGGCGAATACTTCCATGACACTAAATGGCATGGTAGCGCTAATAGGCCACGACTGCTTATTAAGATTGGAGTTCGGAATTAGATCGATGGCAGCACCACGAGCATGTAACGAAGGCAGCGAACCACCACGCATTACTCGGTTGTTATAGCACCCAGCGTATTCCTTGAGCGCAGCACGACCTTCATCAAAGGTGGCGAGCTCGCGGACAACTGCAAGCAGCGACTCAGCTACATTTTTGTTGCAGCGAATCGTCTTCACCACCTGACCGTCATACTTTACACCAAGCCCCTTGACATCTATATTGACCAACTGGGACTCATCACCTGCAGCGCCATAGGCTTTAGTCAAACTAGCCTGATCCGTGTTAGGTGAATCATTATTCGGACACAGACTCTTGAGATACTTCTGGCAGGCAGCAATGGATTTTTGACCCCAGAACCCATCTGGAGTCGCCCCGATCTTTTCTTGAATTACTTTGATACTAGCCTGATTCATTAGACAATATTTGGTATACGCGAGCTCACGCCAGAAGGCATGATGCGAAGTTTAGGTTTAGCAGCGCCACGAGCTTCATCGAGTTCTGCGTCGAGTAGCTGAGAACAAATTGTCCAGTGATATTGTGCGCGTTCTAAGTCTGCGTTGTCCTCGGCAATCATTCCTAATAGACCATGTTTGATAGCATTAAGGTTTCCTAAGTAAATGAAATCATCCTCGGTCAATACAGTTTCCCACGAACGCTTTAGTAATAGACGAACCACTCGGGTAGCCCCAGAGTTATTAGCAAAACGGAAGCGTCTGTATCGGGCAATTCCATCACCCCGAACTGTAGCGAGGGAGGTCTCGAATTCATCTTCGACTCGGATATCAACTGGTGTGAAAACTCCCTCGAAGTAAATAGAAGTAATTTCAACCCACGTATCATAGTCACTGATCATCTGAGCTGATCCGTCTAGATTAAATACTTCGGTTGTCTTAAAAGTCTTATCAGTGTTCGATCCATTACTACGCCACCCCTCAACTGTAATAGTTCCCTCAGAGGGAAGTAGGTTCGAGTTTGAGGCTACAGGATTCATGGAGAAGGCAAAGAGATCCGTGGTAGAGGCTACAGTGATATCCTCTTTAACTGCCGTCCACCCGTCATCAACTACTCCAAAGATGGGAGCGACTCCGTCATTGGCGTATCCTGCAATCCGATAGTCGTGCCAGCGAGCCTGTAACTCTACAGGAGCATCGTCTAATAAGGCGCCTATTAAACCAGCAGAATGCTCTGGCATCGTGAAGTAATCATTGGTAGTCTGGATTGTCCAGTCATACAATAGATCACGCCACATACCCAACGCATATAGGCGTGGCATGATAAGATTTAACTTGGATACAATGTCTTCATCTGGGCGAACGTATCCAGATAGCGCTTTTGTTATGGCCTTGACAGTCAGAGCGGGCATCGACAAAAGGTAAACATATGTGCACCAAAAGTCAACACCATTCTACTAGGCTCAATCGTCTTCGACCGCTATGATTTGCACTCGGCAAGGAGACGTAGATGCAGTAGCATACAGCGTAGACGTCTGCGGCGATATAACGCAACAATCGCTCGGCAAGATTTTTATGCGCCACTCGTCATGTGCGCTATCTCCGCCTACGTATACCACATTGGTAGTGTCAAGATTCTTAATAATCAGGGTGCGCGGGCTTCCGCTAACGCTACCAAATTCTAGCAAATCAATGGTAGACTCCGAGATCAACTGCGTTCCTTGGAACGTATCGCTCCCATACATATCAAAAAAGTTGCGGTTAGCAAAACTTACGGTCGCTCCGTTTTTCGTTGCTGAAAATTTGATGTCCTGAATGATCTCATTAGCCATGTCCAGATCATACCATATGAGCCATTATTGTCAATATGCTCTACGAGGTAAACTTCTGCTGGTAAGTTAATCGGGTAGTTGGATCTTTGTCGCATCCAAGGTGGATGACACAAGCGTCTTCCTGACCTTCATACGTCGAGGCTCTACGCGCAGTCCCTACAGGCAGCGTATAGATGTCATTAGGAAATCTCGTTCGAGCAAGCCACATAAGGTGCTGATCCTCTTCCATTCGTTGGCATGACTTGCAAGGTTCTTGCACGGACAATTGTAGAATAGCTCTTTTGGTCATCGAGTATCCGAGGCCTAGCACGAAGTGTGGATTGAATGTCCATTGGATTCCAGCTAGCGAGTGCTCTGTATTAAACAAGTATGGCTTGATGTGCCATGAATCGGCATCAATCTTAGCAACTCGGTCGCTGCAGGTCAGATACATAGCCTTAAGAATATCCTGCGTAATCCAGTTAGTCTTCCAGCGTAGGTTGCCCACTGTAGGCATGGTAGTATCTGGTGGATTCTTGCTACACGGTGCTACATATACAGATGCTTCAGGATATACCGAGGCCAAGTTCTTCTCCAAGGCTGGAAGAAGAACCTCGTCCTGTTTATTACAACAAATGATAATCGAAGAGGTCATGGTATTGCCTCTCCTGAGCACATGGGAACTTCTATCTGGACAGTATTGTCCGTCTCAGGCCAATCATCTATACTAGTATTAACTGCAGATAGCATCCCGCTGACAAAAATAAATCTGCCAAGCTGGGTTGGAATTCCCACTGGGTCTCCGTATATATCAGTAGCTTGGCAATCTGTAAATCTAAGATCACCAGATAATCCAGTAGGGTGATAAATATGTGACCCCATGGCAAATGGGGTCACCTGATTGCCACCGTTAAATTCAGCTAGCTTATAATAGTAATTACCCAGAAGAATTGGGTCAGCCCCAATAGACATGGTAGACGAAGGCACTATCGCGAAGTCAACATATGATATACTACCATATACGTTTGATTGAACGTTAACAGCTACCATTTCACCAACCTCAATTGGCTGATCTAGAAAAGGCGGCAAGTAGTGGTGATCTAATGCATCCGCCATAGGGTATTGTAATTTTCTTTCAACCACGCACCCACCATTGACGTTAACCTTATACGTAGTAACTGGCAAACCATCTACCTCGGTTGTTTCACTAGTAAGAAAAACATAGAATGGTGGAATGGCAGCTTCTGTATGGTAAATATGTGAACCCATCAAAAATGGTTTTACCTCCAGATCATCTTCTCCTTCTTCTAGCTCAGCTAGTTTGTAATGAAATCTGTTACCAACAATTGGCAGTGTAATCTTTGGCAATACTTGTAGCTCGGCCGAAGCGGCGTCGATAATACCCTCTGCGTTTTCTGTAAACGTAGCAAAGATTGCTTCGGTTATGGTAATGGGAAACTCTTTCGGATCTCCCGCTTCAAAAAAATTATTACACAAATGGTAAGTCAGCGCATCAGGTTCGCCCCTTGATCGGTTTTTCTCAGCAATATACCCTTCAGCAACTGTTACCTTATAATTGGATACAGGCTGATCTTCGCCATCTACCACCTCAATTGTGATCTCCTCACGCAGCGTAACAAAAAATGGGGGTGGTCTATCCTCTAGATCACTATAGGGATTCCTTGCATACTGGTCAATTTGAGTTTGGTTATAATTAAAATTCTGAAGGCGAAACTCAGCATTAGTCAGTTGTTGCTGAGCCCACTTGATACTATCAAATTCGTTCATGCGGGTATTGTAATACTATATTCGCGAATGACAAACCCATTTTTATATGGAGTTGCATCAAATCGGGCTAGGAATGTTATGCCCTTGTAGGTAGGTGGAGTAGTGGCAGGAATAGATATAGTGCCAACAGCATACTTATATCTTGGATCCTTTGTCCCTGTAGTCCAAACTACACTGAGGTCTTCGTGCAAAGTGGCGCCCAAATTCAAACCACCCCACGGAGTTGTGAAGGAAACTGGTTTCGGCCGAAACATTTGCAGGTCACCCATCGAAGGGACGAGTGGAGTCTCCGTGTAATATTCTGTTACCATACATGGGAATGTCCCAGATAAACCTTCCTCTACTCGTGGCTCGAAGTGTGTTTCGATGCCCCCGTTTCTTAATGGGAATGCGGTGACCTCGATGCTTAGAAGAATGCTGGGTAGGTTATACTGGATAACAGAGGCATATGTTCTAGGAGTAACGCTCGGGGTAATAATCGTGGACGAATTCTCGTATACTCGAATATCGTCTAATTGATAAATGACGCGAGAAGTTGAATTTGCTTCTGGGCTAGCTGGGGTCTCATCGCTGTAGTAAGTTGTTACCTCTTCTGTCAGCAAAGCATTAGTCTCTACTGCGCTAATGAATGGAGTATCATTGATGGTCAACGATGGATTCTCGTTTAAGAAAACGCTAGTGACTCCATTAGTCCAAACCTGACGCGATCTAAGACCACTCGATGATGTAGAATATACACCGCTCCATGTTAGCGCACCCCAGATTTGAGGATCTACATCTTGCGATGTCCCTGCTGCGGCTACTTCTACGGTAGAGGATTCGTAAACAGTCGTCATGCTGTCTTTGAAAATCAGACGTGTATTACCACCCTGTTCGAAATCAGGAGTTAACGTGAAGTTGGTGGTCTCAGTAATAGCACCCCAGCTCTGAGAAATTGTGTCAGATCCCTTGAGACCAGTTACTCCCTCTGTAGTAACCGCAGTATTACGGTGAATGTTGAGTTCTCCAGCACGGTATACGAGCTCAGAAGAGACGTCACCAACCTCAGGTAGCGACTCGGTATTGCTAACAGTAGTCTCACGAGTCGTGATTAAGTAAGCAGATCGATTGATGGATGATTCTAGCGATCCCGCATTTAACTGGTATTGAAGCTGCGTAGTCTCAGCTTGAACTCGGTCTGGTGTTTCTCTTTTGTATGTGAGCCCAATGGTATCACCAGACAAGGTAATTGGATCAGGAATCGAGGCTACCTTTTCTGTGAAAGTAGTGCTCTGAAGATTATCAAAGTAGATGAGTGGTGGGATTCCAGCAGGAGGAGTTCCAACCGAGATATCAACTGGTGATGGCCAGCTTGCAACTTGACGAGTAGTTTTGACTGCTTGTCCATTACCAAGAGGCTCGACACGAGAAGAGATGATATTAATCCCCGTATCGACTGCAGCATCGTCAGGAACGACAGCTGTTACAGTATCGTTGATGGTAACAATTTCGCCATAAGTAACACCGCTCGACGAGTTGGGCTTAAGGTATATCAATTGCTGCACTACAAATAAGCTATCGAGCTCCTGCTCCCCGATTCGTTTTTGGGTTACATCATACAGGAACCAATCTCCTTGGAACTGTCCTTCTGGGAGATCAGGCATAGCAGATCCTATTTCTAGGTTTACTGCTTCTGGGTCAAAGTTACTGCGTAAAATAACATAAGTCCGAGTAACCGTGTCTACAAGGCGCCCACCGATCTGGGTATTAGCATACTCAAAATTGTAAGCATCTTGATTATCTCGCTCGGCCGCATAGTAGTAACGGAAGAATCTACCCTGCTGATCTTGTCCATTAGCGGCATCACTAGACGTAATCAAGACGAGCTTATGATGTGGCCATGAGCGGGGATCAGGATGCGGGGTTCCGTATTCTGGGACATTTTTCTCCCCGATACGTTGCGCATCTACGCGCTCATAAAATAAAATATCGCCCACATCGGGAGATACAAAGGAGATTACGCGTTGCCGTTGTGGTGTGGGGTCGAGTGACATGAAATTGGTAAGCAGATCTTGACAGAGCAATCTGTAATGTCAAGATTTGATATTCAGGCTACAGGAAGCAGGTGCACGATTCGAACATGCATGGCCTCCTCAGGAAGGCATCTTAACCAATTAGATCAACCTTGCTATAGTCGTGTAGATATTTATTTCATTTGGCGTAATACGGTTCTATGATAATTACCCCAGTTGGGGTAGCTGTCAACTTCGCATACTTGCCTTTATATGTCAAGCTGGCACAGGAAGTAAAGAATAGAATCGTAATTGCTGAGATTGTTTTCATGGTATTGATAGTATGTTAAAGTATTGGTATTGCAATGTTTTTGCTTATGTTCCCGAAACAGATTTCGTTAACAAGAATTAACTATATGTGATTTTTATATTCGATTTCTTGCCGTAAAACTTCCAGCCGAAAGCACACACGCCAGCGTAAATGATTCGTGCGTCCCAAGGTGCGCGGGGCGCGATTAAATCGCGTATCCAACAATCAATCTCTTTACGAGTGAACGGCGTGTTGCGACAACCACCTAGTTGATAACCAAGATCGTGCACTAAGCCGCCGATCATGTTCGCGGGAGTATCGTTGTAGCACGTTAAGCCATCCCATTCGTAGCCTTCAAAGATCGTCAGTCTGCCGTCGCGGAAGGATGCGATATGGTATAGCCCATCATTCGTCCAAACATCAAACGGCTCGATTATGCGACCAATCAGATAGGTTTTTTCTGACTCAAGGCGATATGCCCAGTTGTCAGAGAGTCTGCCGTCGTCGGAGTAAACTAATTTATTAGTGCTGGTAATCATCGTCGTCAAAAAAGTTTGAGCAAACCATACAAACCATGACAACAACAAAAATTGTAGTCGCAATAATTTTTACATATAAGTGTTGGTCGCTCATTGTTCAATTCTGCTTGGTGTTTGGTCAATGTAGCTTCGGGCGGTAATCAAACCTGTCATCGCCACGGAAAGCATGAATGAGGCGGTCTCGCGCCAATCGGAAAAATTAACTGTTGGCAATCCTGCGCTGGCACTTGTTCCCATCGCAATGAGGATGTATAAAGATAACCTTGCCATGGATTGTTTTTGATTCATTTCTTTTTCCGTAAAAGATTGCAGAGGGTGACAATGGAAACGCAAATCAGAAGTATTGTCGAAGACGTTTTCAAAGCCCAATCCAGTTGCTCTTGAAACTGAGTAATGACACCCAATGAGGATGCAGCAATGCCGATAAGCCCATTGACGATATTGTATGTCGCACTGTGTTCCTCGATCATAATATTTATTCTGGAAGAGATTCAGGTTCAGGCTCAGGCTCAGGCTCAGGCTCAGGCTCAGGCTCAGGCGCTGTAACCACTGGTGCAGTGCAACCAAATTGACCATCTACGAATCCGTAGCCAGTTGGCATTGCAACAATAACTCGAGTGGCGATATCAGTCTTTGCAAGTTGCGCATTTACTGCCGCGCCAAGTTCTGAGTTCGCCACGAATCGTTCGAGCGTAAGCGCGATGTTGGCGTTCATGCTGTCAACGATTGCTTGTGGTTCGCGATTCCAAAAAAGCGCATAACATTCGTTCATCGTCGATGCTAAATGATGCACTGCTTTGATTGCTCGTTGCGTCAATTCGCGATTGTATTCCGTTGGTGTGAGTTGTTCTAACATAAAATTATACCCATGTAGCAATTAGTGTTCTTTTCCAAGTATTTGTTGCAGTGCAAACATAAATGTATGAATCATCCCAACAAATGTCCCCAGCGTTACCCGCTGCCGCTGCGCTGGCTGGTGTCTTGGCTGTGCGAATACGTAAAATGTTGGAGTTGATATCAACGGCTGCGGTTGGCGTTGTTGTACCTAACCCTAAGTTCCCTCCTCCGAGTAGAGTCATTACTGCTGATCCGCCATTACGCCACTGCGTAGCCATTTCTGTGGATGCTAAAGCTGCTCTGCCAGTTGTCCCATTGTGCTTATACGCATCTAGCACAATGACTGGCGTGGTAGGCGCAGTAACTCCAGAATGAGCGAAGATTGACACTGCTCCTGAGTTGTCCGCTACAGAAGAAAATCCTATGAGTGACAGCCCAGCGCCAGAACTACTACCTTGTGCAACTCTAGCAACTACTGACGTGGTCACGTTAGGAGTGAATCCTACACCTGTGAAGTTAGCAGTAGTAGACCCACCAATATCTAAACCAGCGTTGGTAGCTGTGTTATGAATATGCAGTCTATTGTTAGGAGCTACGATACCTACGCCTACACCAGCTATACGTGCCGATAGCAGTGAGGCATAAGCTGTTCCGTTGTAATACTGGTAATTCCAACCACTGAACTCTGTTGGTGTTGCGAGAGTGGTATAAGTGTTGTTAGAGTACTCAAATGCAGTAAACTGAACAAGTCCAGCATTGCCGAATGAGTTATCGTTCTGTCCTATCGTCTGATAAGTTTTAAGGTAACGGTTGGTCATCCTTGTTTTAGTCACAAGACCTGCATTTTTACCTGTGCTATTATCGGTTGTGTTCCATATAACGGAAACAGGCGCGTCACTAGCAGCAGCAGTCCCGAATAAGTTAAATTTCCCTTGGCTACCGTCACCACGGGTAGTTCCTCCTATAGTCATATACACCGCAGAACTTGAGAACCCTTGATAGAGTGCTTGATTGCCACTGAGCGTCTGACTATCAAATGTTCCAGTATTGTTGCGTGTCACGTTCCCAGCACTTGATACGGTTAGGCTAGTATAGTTTGCGGCATCATAGCCGATTCGCATTTGTTCCGTCAGCGCGATTGTGTGAAGAGTCGCTGATGGAGTAGCTGTTCCGATCCCGACATTGCCACCATTAGGTTGTAGATTAACATAGCTCGTTGTCCGTGTGGCGCTTCCTGTGCCTTGCAAAGTCAGGTCATCGTTAGCTGCAATGCCGCCATTGATCTGCGCGATTGTCGGAGTTGTGATAGTTGGCGATGTCGCAAAAACCAATGAGCCGCTGCCCGTTTCATCTGTGACCGCTGCGGCAAGGTTCGTGCTGCTTGGAGTGGCTAAAAAAGTTGCAACGCCCGTGCCGAGTCCCGTCATGTCCGATGGAGCAACTCGCCCTTCTTGGTCGTCCACAATAGCAATGGTGCCATTAACTCCAGCGACAGGCTGGAGAGTTTGGAGATCAATTGACAATGTTGGTTGATCGCTGCCATAGATAACCGTCCAACCAGTCAGCAACCAAGGTCTGTCACTATCACTTGTATTTGTCGCCTCATATAAAATGGTGTCACCATCGTTAAGGATAAGCGTCCACACTCCCGCGTACCAAGAAAGCTCCTGATTGCTGGAAAACCAAACTCTCTTGCCGTTGATTAGTGAGCCGTCATCAACCAATGGCTCAGTAAATGCTGGTGTCGTGCCTGTGACCGTGATGACCGATGTTAGAGGCAAAGCACCAATATCAGCAGGAGTAAGAGGATCACTTCCGCCGATTGCGTGAGTCGGAGCGTGAAGTGCCAGTGCCTGTGTCGTGCCGAATAGTAACTGATGATTGTTTGCGAAACCAGTTGTTCCAGTCCCGCCAGAATCGACAAGTGTTACTGGGAATGTAAAGTATGCGTTCGCTGTTCCACCATTAACTAAAGACGGTGTCCCAGATACCAACCATATCTGGAAGTTTTGAGAAGCGTCACGATCTTGCAGGAACAGTTGCTGTCCTTCTTGAATGAAGCCTAAGAAAAACTCAATGTCGTCATTGTCTTGATCTTTGTGTGATACGTTAATGCTAGTTGCATTTATCTGAGTCGCATTGTTCCAAATAACATTAGCATCGGTTGGATCGCCAGTAGTTATCGTAGTTTTGGCTCGATAGTGCCAAGTAGTGACTGAAGAATTTCCGCTGTATCCACGTCTCCAAACGGCTGCGCCCTCTGTAGCGTCCGTGCAAATGTAGATTGCGCCATCAACGGTTTCCCAGCGAGTATTGGGAACAAAGCCTTGAGTTATGTCATCTGTCGCAGATGGGTTTATTTCGTCGATTGCAAGAATCCTTAAAATCTGCCCACTGTTGATCTGTCGTAAGATCATACGACCAGCAACCCACTGCCAGCGATAGCCAACCGAGCACTCAATTTCTAATCCTTGCGCTCCTGCTTCTCGAATTACTGAGGCGTTTGCGAAGATAATGTCTGCGCCAGATTCCATCGTGCCGCCAGCAAGCGGCAGCACGTCGAGTGCCGTTCTCATTGCACTAGCTGCCCCCGCCCCAAACGTGTAAGTGGTCGCGTTAAATGTCGCTGCCGTGCCGATTGTCGCTGAGTTGATTGCTGGCGATGTCAGCGTTTTGTTGGTGAGTGTTTGAGCAACTGCCGTTGTTACTACATCTTCGGAGATATTAGCAGTAGGGGCTACGTCAAAAGCTGCTGCCGTGCCAAGAGAATTTATGGTCGCATATCCGCTTAAATCTTGGTCGCCTGTGTTTGTTCCGCTCGATGTGCCGCTAAATGTTCCCGATTGAGTAGCTAGTGTGCCAAGTGCTAATGCCGTGCGATGCGCTGCCGCCGCGCCTGTGCCGTAGGTAAATGATGTCCCTGTGATGTTCAATCCAGTGGATTGCATCACCCCTACGTTTGAGACTGCAAATACTTCTCCCGCAGCACTGTTGCCACTAATTATCTTGCCACTATTACTTGAGATATTTGCGCCGATACCACTATAACTTTGTATGTCCGCGCCAGTGGAGCTGACACTTGTTATGTAAGCACCTATCCCATCCACACTACTGATACCTGAACCATATCCAGTAAGTGAGGCAAATTCTGAAGCGTTGCCGCTTTCACTTACACCCCTTACAGCAAGTCCTGTGACTGTCTGAGCCTCAAATGTTGCAACTAACAAATCAGCAGTCCCATCGCTGGTCGTCTCGCTAGTTACACTATTTGGGGCTATTGATATAGCAGCGTAGGCCAATGTAAGATCCCAATTATTCTCTTCAACAGTTAAGCCAAAGTTTTCTTCAGAAACTGTTAGAATATGTCTTGGTGTAGTTGAAGGTTCGAGTGGCATTAGATATTGGTGACGTTGTCTTCGACTTTAACAGTGCCCTTGATGAGCTTATCAGATAGACCGCTGCTGTCAGATAGCCAAAAAAGATCCCAATAGTAAGTGATATGGCCATCAAGTTTCAGCGTTTCCGATTTTGGTAGGATGCAGCTAACTATACCACTAGCACCAGAGATTACGGATTCACAAATAAAAGAAGCAACCAAGGGTTGCTTGGGCGCTCTTCGTATTTGTGCTGTAAAAGTATCCGCAGATACGTCTACTATAGTATTATCAGAATCACGAATTGTGATCTGGAAACCGAAATCTGCTGCTCGGCTGACTAGTAAATTATGTTGTGCTGCGGCCATTGGATGTCATTGCTTTTTCTACGGCAACGACGAATCCTACAGGTGCTTTAGTATCTTGTCCAGACTCATTTTCAGAATCTTCAGACATAACGTAGTCATGCACACTATCAAGATGGTCGCAGGCGAGGATGATACTTTCTAGCGCTTCAGGTTCAATAAGCTCTTCAGACTTGCATTCGCAAGCATCGAGGAGACCCTTTGCGTTTTGGATAATTAAGTTTAATTTTTGAGAAACTAACTCATGGGCTTCCTGTGAATTTTCAGAGGACTCGTCTTCATACGACTCATCCTCTCCCATACCACCCTGTTGTTTAGACATGTAATCTCCACCCATAATTTATAGATATTTGTATTTGCGATATAGCTGCAGGGCAAACTGATTCGGCGTAGTCTTACCTAGCTCACCGCCCATTCCTCCGAGCATCTCTTCGATCTCGGATCGTTTTTGTATATCACGCTTAGACTTTGGATCAAAAGAAGTTCCATGCGTTGTTATAAAAAGTTGCTCTACAAGGTCTGGATCGGGCGCTTGGTCAGCCTGCTCACTACCCTTATTTGACATAGCTGGATCTTCCATTTGTAAAGAACCATCACTATCAAATTCCTTTTCATTTGGAATTTGAACAGGCGTTAGCGCCTCCTCTATAGGTTGCACGGCAGAAGCAATGCGTTTATCGGCAGCCTCTGTAAATGATTGTTTTTCTTTTTCAGCCTCCAGCGCTTGGCGTTCAGCTTCCTTTTGGCGCTTTGCAAGTTTTGCTTGCTCATACCTATTCGCAATCTCTTCATCCGAGGGTGCAGCTGCTGCAGATTTATTGGCCTCGCGTGTTGCCGTGACTGTATCACCAATAAGTCTAGCTATGCCATATCCTGTATTGACAGGATCGAGTAAGCCCGTAGTAAAGCGATCAACAGCACTGCTATTCTCAGCCATTTCTAGAACCTTATCGGCCTCTTCCTGACGAGCATCTTCACTAAGTGCAAGGCGTCCTACGTCAAAGGCAGTTTTGGCTACTACTGCAGCCTTGCCTAATCCTTTTCCTAATACTTTACCTGCGGCCTTTTTAGTGACATTGCGCATAGGCCTTTGTGCAGCACGAAGAGTTGATAAACCAGTATTGGGTAGTCCAACAGGATACTTCGCAGCAGTGCTAATAATACTCGATTGTGGGATACTAAGTGGAAGAGCCATAATTATAAGATGTTGTGTAAAAAGAAACCCTGATCCCTATTAATCCCGCAGGATTAAGGAAGGGGATTCAGGGATAAAAAGAAGCTAGTGGGCACTACCATTAGCAGCGCCCACTAGCTAGATTAATTATGCAGCAGGATCGGCATCGTCACGCTTGAACAAGACCACGTAACCGAATTCGGTTTTGATTGGCTTGGTAGCGCTTGCGAGAACACCACGGAAGAAACCAACAGTTCCATCTGGGTTGACGATCTCGTTGAGGATGTTCGTCCACTTGAATTGACCACGATACTGAACAGGATTGAAGGTCAGACCATTCGAACCGCTCAGTGGGTTTGGAATCAAGGACTCGCAAACGTCTGGGTGCATCACGTAGAGTGCTTCATAAGAAGCGCTATCGTATGCAGGATTCGGGGTTGCAACACCAGAGGACACGGTCTCAGGATTCACTTTTACGAGGACACCAGCAGTAACCGTGAAACGGGGTGCGAGGTCATCGATCAAGTGATAGAAGCTGCGGAAGGACTTCTCAACTCCAAGAGGAGCAATCAGCTCGGATACACGTGCGTTGTTATAACGAACGTCATCGCGGAACTCAGCTTCAGTTTGGAGGCGATAAGATGCTTCCGAGGACATGACCACCGCAAATACTGGGCGGCCATTTTCGCGACCATAAGCGTTAGCCCCAGCACCTGCCCGAACCAAACGATAATAGATCTTATCCATGATCGCGTTGCTGATGTTAGCAGTAGGAGTAACGTCAGTTGCACCAGCACCAGAGGTAGTAACTTTCATACCAGCAAGGTCGTTGCCTTCGAACAAGTCATCAGCGGCGCCATCGGCATCTGCATCAACCGTAGTAAGGAACGGAGTAGAAGCGGACAAGCAAGGAATAAAGTTAGCAGCAACCGTCTCATACTCATCACGATAACGATTTTCCCATGAACGACGAGTTACTTGGGTCATGATGTCCATGATAGCACGAAGCTGATCTTGGCGATGAGCAGCGAAACGAAGGTCTTCCAAAGAGATACGTGGTGATTCGATCACAGCACGTTGCAAGGAATACTTTTTGAGCTGCTTACCAAACTGAACGAATGAACGGTTATCAGTGCTGCCACCAGTTCCACGACTACCCTGAACATTGTCAGCAGCATCATCGAGGGCTTGACCACCAACAATCGAAGTGTTGAATTGGTTGCCACCAGTAGAGAGCGAAGCCAGCGAAGTCCAATTCACACCAGCGGTGTTACCGTTGGTAGCAGTCGTAGCAATAGCACGGTCATAAACCAGCGTTGAAAGTTGATAACCCATTCCATCAGGAAAGGCCGATTGCTTGGTCAGGTCGAGCCAAGGAGAAGTGTGGAGCGTGTGCTGATAGATATCAGAACCGATGCGATTGGCTTCTTCAGCCAAGATAGTATTGATGGCAGAAATGCCAGTGCCGAGATCGAAAGTAGACATAGTAGTAAAAAGTTAAGGTTGTAAACTGGTGTTCCCGTTCAGGAACGAATGGTTAAAAATGATTGGTTATTGTTTCGAGGTTCCCGTTAGGGAATCTAACACAGATATTGCGAACATGTTGTAGAACTAATTAATGGCTAGAGCAACCGACAGGTTCAAGTGGGGCGAAGCCCAATAATTTTTTGTCACCAGTTTAGAACTACTTAATGGCTAGAGCAACCACCGCTGACAGGAGAAAATTAACATAATTTGCAGAATTGTCAATAGACAAAAATAGGGCTGGTAGCGATCAACTACCAACCCCATATGAAATGTATTCTTAAGAAATGTTATACGTTCGCAAAAGCCGAATTGACTCGGTCGATAAATGATCCAGCAGCTTGTGCTCCCTTAGAATTATTCGAACTACCAGAGACCTTTGGCTCAGCCTGCTCGTAATCTGCCAATCGGTCAGTGATCAAGTCTAGCTCTTTTTTGAGCGAGACATATTCACGAACGATGCTAGGAAACAAGCGAGCTGAAACTGCATTGTAGACATGGTCAACTGCATGAAGTGTAGTTGGGTCTAGTGATGCCGAATCCTGCTCGATCTTATTCATATCAAGCCCTTCAATCTTTGCGAGGAAGGGTAGCTTCTGTTGGATGCGCTCGACAACATTATGAGTAACAGTAGAACGCATACGCGCCCGTTCTGCCATCTCAGCTCGGCCGTTTTGTTCCTCTACAAGTTTGGCCTCAGCAAGAGCTTGCTGCGTGTTCTGCATCATCTGCTCGCGGCGTTGAACCAATGGGTCAATCCGCTCTAAGATGCTGTAGATTTTTGCCTTATCACGATCACTTGCTCGTGGCATTAATTCAGCTAGGCGTTCCTCTTGGAGGTTGGGATCTGTCATGCTGAGCACATCGATGAGCGCCGAAGAGTCAACATCATACTTCTCAGCTACTTGTGCAGCCTGATTCAAGAGATCGCGAATTGGTTCGGCAACGGCTTTCTGATAGGCCATCGTTTGTTCAAGATCACTGAACATTTGGCGCTTTTCGTATTCCTCAACTCTTTGTTGGAGTTGCTCGTAATCTTTATTCTCAGTGAGCCCCTTAAGTTCTTGTATCTGAGTTTCATACTGGGTCTTTTCTTGTTGCAGTTCTTGCAGCTGGGACTTGTAATCTTTGAGCTCTTGTTTGAGATTCTTAAATCGTTTGGCCGCTTCAGGTGTCCAATCGTTTCCAACATCATCATTCAGTTGTTCGATAGGGTCATCGGTCGTGGTTTCGTTCTCGATAGCCTCTGGTTTTGTAGGAGGTTGCTCCTTTGCAAGTGGCTGCTCAGACTCTTCTTCTGGCATATCGAGTTGTGCAAACGCCCTCTCCAAAGATGCTTCAAAAGAAAGCTCTTCAGGTTGGCTGTCTGGTAATGCGGCTACTGGGTCTTGCGACTCAGCACTATCGTTTATTGATGAATATGCATCCATTCCTGTGGTATTTGTGTTTGTTTAACGGGGATTTTCGTTAGTTTTTGTAAGTCCCTGAAAGCATCATGGTAACCTGCTAGCCAATGTAGGCGCATTGCAGTTTGCATTGGGTCAGTAAACACCCCACCGCTTGATGGAGATGCCGCTTCTTTAAGCGTAGCTACTGCAGTTTGGAATATTGGATCGTCCATTAGCGAACGATAATGATCAATAGTCGCAAGGTCGGAAAACCACTGTGTAAGTGATTTTGGTAGAGGGACTTTTGGTTGCATAAATGGTAATTTCATGTGGACTTTGTTTTTAGTATTCTTAGATTATACTTCGAAATCTCGAAAGCGCAATGCATTTTGTGCATCTTTCATCGCTTGTTCCTGATCAAACTTGCGTTGTCTAAGTGACATATCGAGATCGGCTTTCTGTTGCACAATTTGCATCTCAACCTGAGCCCGTTGCATCTTAAGATCAAGGTCAGTCATTGTAGGTTGTTGTGGCATCGGTTGTCCCGCTTGTGGATTCATTGGATCACCCTCGGGGGTCATTTGATCTTGCTGTGCTTGTGCCTGTTGTTGCTGGTCACGCTGAATCTTTTCAAGAGCTTTCATCGTGTTGTTAATAGCCTCTTCAAGGTATTGGAGAATCTGGTTAGCCGAGCTTACCATAGATCCTAATGCTGGGTCGCCACCTGCATATTGCACAGTCTCTGACGTATGTTGATAAACTGCTTGTAGAGCTGGGAGCGCTTGTTGCGGATCAGACTGACCAGCGTTGATAGCTTCCAACAATTGTTGTGCAAGCTGCATGTGGACAGGTAAATGTTGACCATGAAGCTCGCTCGATATAACTGGAATATTCTGTCCGACTTGCAGCTGGATATTCTCGAAGATTGCAATCTTCGTATCTGTTGCAGTGCGCTCGCCTTCCTGATTCGGAACATACCGATCAGCTAAATCGTAGCCCACCCTCGTGGATACTAGGTCGCGTGTAAGATTGCGGCGACCTATATCATCAAACTGTGAACTCATTGCTTGGAGCTCACGGAGGGCAACCAATCGGTTGGCCATAGAGCCATTACCGATTGATTTGATGGCACGAGTGCGTGTGACATCCAAGCTCTTAATGAAGCTGGCATCAACATTCCTCTTGGCACAACGGGCATAAAACTCCTTTACAAAGGAATCTTGCTTCTTGCTGGTGACTACTCGACGCACGATCTCGCGCATCAAGCGATTCCAGCTAGCATAGAACAGATTGATGGAAGCACCCGATAGACGTGTTGAAACATCCATATCGGATACTACCTGCATCTGATTACGGTAGGGGGAGGATTGCATCGCGCCATAAGGACTGACAGTGTCAGTATTTAATGCGAGCTGCTGAGACAAGTCTTGTAGTGCAGGCACTACTGAAGTTGAAAGATTGGGGATTGCCTTCTCGACAATCTTAACGTTAGGCGACATCACAGAGTAACCACCGTAGAAGGTGAACTGCAATTCGTCTAAGGCACGTTGGTTCTCGGGTTGTAACATCACCGAAGACGCGAGCATAGCACCATCGATCTGCTGACAGCGAAGACGGTTGCTCGTCTGCACATGTGAGAAGATTCGCTGACCTAAGCCACGAACCGAGTGATACGTTCCGTTAGAACCAACACCGTTAGTAAAGAAAATGAAAGCCTGTTCAGGAGTCTCGTAGCGCGAAACCTTTTGATACAAAAAGTCTGAGGCATCTTTTTCTGGGGCAATACAATGAGTAACTGTCCCATCGATTTCCTTTACCCAAAAATGGAGTAGGGAAACCTCTGGGTTTTGAATACCTACGTATAGGTCATTATTCTTAGCTTCCGCTTGCAGAGCCTCGTAGTCTGTCATGGTTGTGCCACTCATGTTATTGCGACCTTGAGTCGTAACATTTTTGAGCATAGCTTTTTTAACAGCAGGAACATTCCAGCCAACAGTAGTAGCCGCTTTCTCATTTTGAATAAACTGAAATAGTTCATCAAGAGAATAATTGCGGCGGCCGATAGCAATGGTAATGGCCTGCTCAGTTGCTGGTGTTTGTCGCGGGATCAAGAAGTCACTGAAGCCGCCTACTTTGAAACGCCAGTCATCGGGTGAATCAAAATAAACAATACCTACCCCATGCTTGATGAAGGTAGTGCAAAGACGTAAATAGCTGCTGTGGTATTCAGGCCAGCTACGAATGAGATGCGTAAGTTCTTCTGCAACGATACCTTCCATTTCATCGGCTGCTCCTCGCTCACCTTCGGTGCTAAACACTTCGACAAGTTTCTCGAGCGAACTATCCAAGTCTACGTAAGCGGACAAAGCAACATCGAGAAGACGCTGGGCATCATTAAAATTTAAGTTGGTCTTAAGACCTTGTCCCGAGGCTGTTAGCTCTGCCTGATTGTATGGAGCTGCACCATCGAACATTTGATCCACTCGCATACGCTGAATGGAGCTACCCTCATCAGCTCTTAACAAGGTTTGGAATATCGAGATAGCACTCTTGACATCACGAAGGCGAGATTCAACTCGCTTTCCTTTTTCATCGAAGGGAGATAACTCTAGGCCATCTAGTTCATGGAGATTGGACATTTGTGCGGATTATATCGATTATTATGTTGGTGTCAAGTATTTACCTTGGAATTGTGAAATCAATCGTCGTCGTCTTCTGCAAGTTCACCCCAGAGCTGCTTGAGTAATTTGGTCACTCCCTTATTGTGTCGCTTGCCAGAAGTATGAACTAGCTGAACGAAAGAAAGGTTACCTCGAGACTCTTCGCGAACCATATGTGGGGTCACGCTTCGTTTACCCTGTATCCTCCATACTGCACCATAAGGCGTGATTCCGTAGTTGGGATACTCGGGGATCATACGAAGATCGAGCGGCATCGAATTGTCCTCAGGCAACTTGAACTTAGGGTTCTTGTGAAAGAGCCTAAACAAGCGTCCGTGTCCTATCGGGATCAAAGAGAAGAAACCCTTAGAGCTCCAGTGTCTCTTCAATCGTCGGCCAGTCTTCCAGTTGTAGATAAAGCCAGATTCAGTTAGAACGTAGTTTGGCAGCCCGTCAATTTGGGTGCACGATGCGGTAGTATTATCATTCATTTTTGTTGGTGTGGTTGTGAATATCAGGCGAGTTGCTCGCCAACGTAACGGAGGTCTTCCTCCTTGTTCGCGGGAACTTTATCAGTTCGTTTTAGAATTGGCAACTTTTTTCTTTCCTTAGCTTCCAAATATCTTCGCATAAGCTCATCATCAGAGGGGGCATTAAGGGCTGACTTTTTGGCAGCCGCTCTAGATTCTCCTAGGTCTGTTAACATAGCTCCGATCCCTACAACAGTTTCTGCGGGACTAAAAAAGCCTTTTGCAAACCGTTCGGGGGCTGAAGCAATTTCAGCATCCTTATACACCTGATCAATGGCCTCCTGTCTATTCTCGGGGTTAGTCATCTCCAAAGCTTCTATGGCGCTTGCAATAGTGCCTAACGCTGGGACTCCCTTAGCCACTGGAAGTCCCTTAAGCGCTTTTTTTAACAACGTAGAACTGTTCTTGCGTAAGGCTGTGCTAGCATCTGCATACCGTTTTGTATAATCTATGGAATTTGCGATGTCACTTTCATCTACGGTTTCGCCGCTGAGCTTTCGGGCAACTGCACGGTCTACTCTATTTGCAAAACTATTATCAGATTCTTTAGGTTTAGCGGCCATAAATGTGTGGTGTGACAGAGCACTATAGTTAGCCACGCGATCTGTCAAGCACTAAGAGCTATCTTTTGTCACAAATTTGGGGGTCGGCTTGTGACAAATAACGGAATCGATGTATTTACATCTCGTTGGTGCTGTAATAAATATATATTGAGAAAAAAACTTTCTATATGATGTATTGGTGCTGTAATAATTTATTAGAGCACCAATAGAATTAAAAGAAAGTTTTTAATAGTGTATAGGAAATTTATTACAGCACCACTTAAATGTAAATACATCGGCTCAAAGGCTTGGTATTGCAGGATATTTGCTATAAATTAGCCCTATTTTTGCCAATCCCGTTAAGACATGTATCATGAATCCTGTTTAGGATGGCTATAAATACGCTTAAGTGCGAGCGATTTCCGCTGTTTGCGTATCCGATCTCGGTTCACAGAGTAGTATTTTTGGTTATATTCGCTACGAGCCCGTTTAAGGGCATCCACCTGCTCTGGCTCAAGTAGTTCCGCGAGCTCCTTAAGACGCGGTCTGCGTAGCTTGTAGCGCTCGTAGTAACCCTTCTGGTAGGCTAGACGAGTTTCACGATTGTCACGATAGTATTTTTGTTTATTTAGATTAGCCATACGCCCATCATACCCCGTCCGAGCACCCTGTCAAATTTTTTCTCATGGGGGTATATACATATGCACACCGCGCACACAAATGTGCACACCCACCCGTGGCGTATCCCCTCTTTCCCCTTACTGATTCATGCACCATGAATCATGATTCATGCATCAGAAACAGGATTCGGGGTTCAGGGCGCGTGATGCGCACCGTTGTCTTCTTATGATACAACGGCGCTGTGCTCAAGTAACTGACAATGTATCATGTGACCTTTTTCCTGCTTCCTGATCCATGAATCCTTGATCTTAAGCCGATTTCTCACGTGACGCGTAGCACGCAGGAACGTAGTGCTGATCGACGGTTTGCTCCTAGTTTATTGTCGGCGATGATGCCGCAATCAACAAACAAACAAACATACCTACCATGACAACTAACACCGTAATAGCAGCCGTTTCCACAGTTTCATTGATCAACCTCTCTCTTGAGGAGTTGACCACACACACTGTGGAAGCCGCGAAAGAATACGCCTCATTCCAAGAAAAGGGCTGTAAATATCTCGGCCTCTTAAGAGGTCGTCTTCACCAATTGAATGTCAGCTCTGCTGATAGCTTCAACCTCATAACTGCCAGTCTTCAGACTGGTGGAATGGATGAAGCCCGCTCAAAGTCTGCCGTTAATAACGGCAAAGGACATTCGGAGCTTGCCCTCTATCTTCTAAGAGAAGATGGCGGTGTGGCAATCGAAGCCTCCAGATTCTACGCCGTCTCTGTAAGAGACAGCAAGGCAGTCGCCGCCTTGCTAAAGCAAGGTGATGAATTTGTCAGACAGTTCAACCGTCTCCGTCTGAAAGACGGTAAGTTGAATCTCAAGTCGTTCCTTCCGAAGGAAGTTCCCACTACTTCCAAGGAAGTAGTTGCCCCGACTGAAGATGCTACCTCTAAAGAGGTAGTTGCCCCCGTCGAAATCCCTACCTCTAAAGAGGTAACACCAAGACAAGCGATTGCTAAAGCAATTGCTGACATCACCAAGCTACTTCCGCAGCTTTCAGCTGAAGACAGAGACGCTGCTGTGTCCGCTCTTGCCAAGCTGATCGGCTAAGTCCCTTACCCTAAAGGGTAGTTTCATACTACGGTAGTATGGAGCTACCCCTTAAGGGGTAAATCAAACATCACATCACATCACATCACATCACATCACATCACATCACATCACACTCACACACTCAAACACTCAAACATCATGAAACTGACTACCATCACACTTAAGTCTTCGAAGAAGAACCTCGCATCACTTGTAATCACTTGGGCTGACAAGCACCGCCGAGTCCGCAAAGGTTACTCTGTAACCTTTAGCATCTACCGTGATACCGTAGAAGCGGAGATCATTGCTCCAAAGGAGCAAACCGAGCTCGCCATCGCAAACCTCCGCATGATCCTAGCCTGAATCCCCTTACCCTAAAGGGTAGTTTCATACTACGGTAGTATGGAACTACCCCTTAAGGGGTAAAAATAAATGAAAAAATATGTTGACCTTATGTGGAAAGCTGGTAATGTAGTTACCACTTAGCCGACAACGGCGACCAACCAACCAACCAACCACAACCAACCAACCAACCAACCAACCAACCAACCTACCTACCATGTCCACAACCACACTACCTGCCCGTTCCTGCTACTACCTCGGAAAAAACCGCAAAGGAAAGTCCCTATACCTTGGCAAGAAAGAATCCGATGACCCCGATTCCAGAGACCTCACCCTCTGGTATACTATAGGTATACCGAAGATCGACGGTTCAAACTATGTTCGAGTTCCTGCGGATGCCGAAGTCCACTACATCAACAGCGGGATCGGGCATTCGTTCGAAAACTGGATCGCCTACCTGAGATGGCGTATCTGCATCCCGATCATGCATCCCGATTGCGCTGCCCGTATCCAGAACCACGGAGAGCAGCACCTGTTCTTCCACTCCCGTTCCATGAAGGAATGGCGCAGGATCTGGAAACAGGATGCACGTCTGAAGTCAACCATACTACGGTAGTATAGCCCTACCCCTTAAGGGGTAAAAAATAAATGAAAAAAGTATTTGACGGTAACTCATAACCTGATAATGTAGTTACCACTTAGCCGACAACGGCGACCAACTAACCTACCAACTAACCTACCAATGACCACTACCTACAAACCAACTGTCCCACATAGCCGACTACTCAAGGCGGCTGCTGAACTCATCCAAGGCATCACCACTGAAGCCAAGGCAATTGTCGCCGAGAATCCAAACGGCAGCAACGCCACATGGGCTGGTGTCTTCCGCAAGCTGATCCGTCAGGCAACTGACATCAGCTTGGATCGCCTCGAGTCCCCCGCCTTTACCATCTTCGCAGAAGACGGCAACTCCAAGCTGCCATTCGCAGCATTCTCTAGCATGGCAGTGCTCGACTGCCCCGCCCGTGGTGCTTGTGAAAGCTGGTGCTACTCTAAGTCTGCATGGCGTAACCCCAATGCAGCGGGACGTCAGATCAGCAACTCCATGCTACTACGTAGCGATGCGGGACGTGATCTCATTACCAAGCAGTTTGCTACCCTAAAGGGTAAGGTGCTACGACTCTACGTAGATGGTGACTTTCACTCGCAGAATAACCTACGCTTCTGGATGGATCTGCTTAAGACTCGCCCTGAGGTAGCTTGCTACGGTTACTCTAAATCGTGGGAAATCTTCATCGGCTTGCACCTCTCCCGCTATGAGTTTCCCGCTAACTACATCCTGAATCTCTCAGGCGGTAGCAAGTATGACGACAGAGTCGGTGACTGCACCCGTGAGATCATGATGCAGCTGCCCATCACTCGAGGCATCTTCGCAGCCTACCAAGTGCCCCGCCACCATATGACAAGCAAGGCTTACCAAAGCAAGCGTAACGAGGGACATGCAGCCTACGCTGCAGATGTCCGCAAGGCGGCAGGCAAACGGGTCTTCGTTTGTGCAGGGCGCTGCGGCGATTGCCTCCCCGATGGCACTCATGCTTGCGGTTCTGACCGCTTCCGTGGAATCGAGATCGCCATCGGTATCCACTAACCCCCTAAAGGGGAGTTCATACTACGGTAGTATGAGCTCCCCAAACATTCTCCAACACATACACATACACATATGATACCAACACCAACACACGAATTCCACCCCACCTTCACACCTCAGGAAATCTTTGCTCGAGACCAGCGAGCCCTCGCCTACCTCACAGGTATCGACGCAGCCCGAGGTCACAAGGACGGGACATCAGCCCTGAAACCTGCACCCCTAACCATCCTTAGTGTTCCCTACCTAATACCCGCTGCAGTTCTGAAGCACATGGTAGAGCGTGTGTCCATCACACTGGAACACATCACCCGTAACCTGTAACCCGTATGAAAGTCCGCATCTACTTCAACCTACACCGCAAGCTCTTCACGATCCAGCGCCGAACCCCCAAGGGCTGGCGTGTGGCTAGTCATGCACGGGTTATAAGCCTGAGCTTCCCCCAGTTCAAGGTCAGCGAGGCTGGCAGGCAGCGTGTGCTCCGCGAGAAGCGCAAGAATGTCCATGCCTTCGTCGAGGGCTACCACGAGCTAGCCTACATGCAGCTCGAGGAGATGCAGCGTGTGACCTACAACCCCTACAAGTGTGGGTCGTTCGTCATCGCTGAGACACAGCAGCCTGTCAGCGATGGGCGCTACCTCATCGGCACTGTCACGGACGGCAAGCCTACCCTCCATGTCCTGTGATTCGAACCGACCTTAAAAAAATATTGAAAAAAGAATTTGACACTATCTCAAAACCTGATAACTTAATAACTCATTCGCAACCAACACCAACCAACACCAACTGAAACTGAATATGAATTATCCAATCGTTAACAACACAGCCGACCTCGCCGCATTCGCCACCATGGCACGTGACACCCGCCGCATCCTTGCCCTGTATGGACAAGGCGGTGTGGGTAAAACCACCGTGGCGGAAACGGTAATCGCTCCCGCCCTGAACATCAACCCCAACCGTGTCTATGTGGTCAACCACTCTGGGTCTGCACCCAGCGAGGTCAAGGGCACTGGCGTCCCTGACATGGTGACCCGTGAGATGTGGTTCGGCAAGCCGCTCAACGTTCCACTCTACGAACGTATCGGTGATGCACCTGCACTGCTAGTGCTCGACGAGTATCCCGAGTGGGACGGCGCTGTGCAGTCCCTCTGCCGCTCGCTCTTCCAGCCTACTGGCAGCCGACCTAAGATCGGTTCACATGAGCTGAGCGCTAACACAGTGATCATGGTCACTGGCAATCGCCGCATCGACGGCAGCCGTTCATCTGTGCCGAGCGCCCCGTTCGTAGAGCGCTGCTTGTCCATCATATGGCAGCCAACCCTCGACCAGTGGCTCGACTGGGCTGCCGCTAACGGACTAGGTGCAAGCCCCATCTACACCTTCCTCCGCTTCAACGGTCTCGACCAGCGTGGTAAGGAGGGCGACTTCTTCTGCCCACCTGTGCAGCAACCATGGAACGGTGATGCCCACCCCTGCCCTCGGCAATGGGAGGCTGCCTGTCAGCTCGATGACAACTCACCCCTGTTCTCCCTTGCCCTCTGGGGCTTAGTAGGTGAGGCCGCCAGCAAGGCTGCCTATGCCTTCACCGAGACGGTAGCCAAGCTGCTGCCTACTCTCGCCCTTCTCCGACAAGGTGGTGCTACCATGCCCACCGATCCGTCAACACAATTTGCCCTCATGCACTGTGCATTGAGACAAGCGAAGCGGGAGTCAAGTGCCGATGTCGAGGCTGCTGTGGTAGGTGGCTCACTCGACTGGCTCGTCAACATGATGCTCACCGTCCGTGGTGAGATCCGTGAATGGGCATACCGCACTGCGGTATCTCCTGCCTGCGGCATCCCACTGCAGATGCATCATCAACGACACCTCCTGCAACAGGGGATCTAATCCCCTACGGGGTGTTCATACTACGGTAGTATGGACATCCCACCAACCCTCTCACATCACATGCTTAACAACACAACCAACAATACGTTTGACAACATCAACACCAATACACATATGAATACCAACGACATGAACCTGAACACCATCAACTCCATCGTATCCGCTCGCCTCATCACTGGCAAGCCTGCCATCAGCGCAGCGCTAGAGCGTCAGCATCACCACATCATCGCTGCCTCTGGCGCTGAGTCCAGTGCAGTTCGTGCCCCAAGTGCCCGCCTCTTCGCCAAGGGTGGTCTCGTTAGCGATGCCTTCAACATCGTCAACGGCATGGGCGTCTACCTCCGCAAGAAAGGAAACTCCGTGCCTGACATGGCTGGCACTACCTACCAGCTCGCCACTGACATCGATGAGATCCAGCGTGAGTTCGACACACGCCGCGACCAACTCGATGCGCTGATCGCTCAGATCCGCAACCACTACGAGTCACTCGTAGCCAGCGGCATGGCATCACTCGGCTACCTCCGCATGGAGGTCGAGTATCCTGCAGTCGAGCAGTTCCTCTCGGACTTCCGCTTCGAGCTGCGCTGGCTGGGTCAACCTGCTGGTATCGAGGGCACTGTCCTTGGTGCTGTGTCTCGTGAGACTGCCGCCCGTATCCGTGCCTCCTCTGCACAGAACGCTAACAGTATGCTCACCGAGGCTCACCTTAACCTGATCTCAACGGCCGTCGAAGAGATGGGCGATGTGGTCACTGCCCTGACCCAAGGCAAGCGCCTAAGACAAGAGCGCCTTGACAAGCTCGCCAAGTTGTCCGACGATCTTCAACGTAAGAACTGGCTGCAGCTGCCAGCTATCTCCGCACTGGCTGACAAGCTCCGCCAGTTACATGTCCAAGCGGACGAGCTCCCAACGGAGGACGACCGCAAGAATCACGCTAAGCAGATCGCCGCTGCACAACGGCAGGCATCCGCTACTCTCGCAGAACTCGGGCTGTAACCCGAGCCCTGCTCCCTGAATCCTGAACCACTAATACTGAAACTGAATATGAACGCCTACCAATACGACTTCAATACACTCGACATCTACACTCGTGCCATGCGTCGAGTGTCCCGCTACGGACAGCTTGCCTACGGTAAGCTGCTGAGCCTCCGCCTAAGAGCGACCAAGGATACCCCCTACGGGGCAACCGATGGACGCACGTTATACCTCAACCCTGATGGGTTACATACTCTGGAGCGGACATCAGACCCCGTGGGTTACACTGCCTTCCTGCTAGTGCACGAGGCGCTGCATGCCCAGCTGTCACATGCTACTCGCTTGAGACACCTGTCCGACCAACAGACAGTCAACATCGCAGCTGACTATGTCATCAACGCAATGATCGTGGAGATGAACCGCTCGGCGCTACATGCTGGTGCGAAGACCGCTCCCTTCCCACTCATCGACCGAGTGCTAATCGATGAGGCGCTGAGCCAAGACCGCCACGTGGTCGAGCTCTACAACATCCTCAAGGTCGAGGCTGCTAAGCAACAGCAGCAACCGCAACCGCAACCGCAACCACAACCGCAACCGCAAGATGATGCACCCGAGGATGCACAACCCAGTGACAGCGGTGACAGCGAAGGCGACAGTGACAGCGGTGACAGCGGTGACAGCGGTCAAGGCACTGGTGGCGACAGCGATGGTGACGGTGACGGTGATGGTGACGGTGACGGTGATGGTGACGGTGACGGTGATGGTGATGGTGATGGTGATGGTGATGGTGACGATGGCACTGGCACTGGTGGTGACAGCGCAGGTGGCAAGGGCGATGGGCAAGATGACCAGAGCAATGGCAAGAGCAAGACCGCTGCCGAGGCTGACAGCGACATCCTCGGTGAGTGGGTAGGCACTAGCACTAGCAAAGGTGACCTAGCCCAACCCCAACTCGAAGAGGGTGAGACCATGGCTGACTTTGAGAACTCGGTTGATAAGGTTAACGAGTCTATCGAGCTACAAGATAAGCTCAGCGCCAGTGCTGGTATCGGTGATGGCGCTCTGCGGGAGATGGCCAAGCAACGCAGACGCTGGGCAGGTCTGGACTGGACTGAGTATGTCCGCCAGTGGATGACCGACCGTCTCGACAACGGGTGGAACAAGCCGCTCAACGTCAGCACCTTCGCTACTACTGGTCTCGTAGAAGATGACCGCAGCATCAACAACATGGGTGAGCTTGCAGTAGTGATCGATACATCCATCAGCGTTCCCGCCTCGGTTGTCCGTGAGATGCTAGACGCTACACAGGATGCACTCAACACCTTAGCTCCCCGATGCATCCACCTACTGAGCGCCGACCACAGGGTGCAAGAGCATCACGAGCTGACCGCTGGTGATACAGTCCCGACAACCCTCAAGGGTGGTGGTGGCACACTGTTCGCTCCTGTCTTCAAGTTCCTTGCTGAGAACGCACCGAACATCGATGGCATCCTGTTCCTCACGGATGGTGAAGCAGCCGACTGGTCTAGCGTAGCTGACCCACAAGTGCCAGTGCTCTGGCTCGACTGGAACTCATACCGTGTGATTACATACCCATTCGGCGAAGTCATTAAAGTCAGCGTCAAATAATATGAAGGACTTCATTCTCGGTATGCTGGGCGCCTTAGTCCCAGTCCTCCTCTTCATTATCTTAACCGTGTTCCTTTCACGTATCTGAATCAAACCAATATTACATCAACAACCAATGAACATACTTCACATGAACCTAATCAAACTACTCCGCATTATGAATACACCAATTAAACTAACTACACCACCTACCACCGAGACTCCCGCTTACCGTAACGAAAACTTCTGGGATGAATTTGACGCTGAGTCACGCGTCATCGAGCGCTTGTTCGAAGAGGCTGAGCGTATAAATACACCACGCATTTCTGCACCATCGATTGGTAGCCAGACCTGTGTCCGATCTATTGCACCCTACCGTCTGCATGGACAGTGGGTGTTTGATGATCCATCTCTTGGTCTCCGTGCCGAGGCGTTCGTCTGTGGCATGAGCGAGATTCTCGATCAGCTGCTGCGTGATTCGGGTATCGATCCCAAGCAAGTGCGCAAGGGATTCCGACTGACCTACTCACCCGTTGCCTTTCCCCGCCACACCTATGCCATCCGCTGGTTACGTGCCGAGTCTGGTGGCAACATCTACACCTGTGAACAGAACGGGATGAGCGGATGGCTCTGCCCTGCGCTATATAAGTATTTCGATAAAGCTCCTGAGCGTATTTATTTTAGCGCTGATTTGCTTGACGAATAATTGTAGCTCGTTATATTGCTGCCCGCCGAGTTGACCCTCGGTGGGCTAACCAAACTTAAAATGAATATACCAATGAACCAAATAAATAGTATGATACCACAACACGTCCGCGATGCTCTCGCGGTAAGCCCGAATGCCAGTGAGGCAAACACGATCACCGTATGCAAGTTAAGCGATACGCTATACACTGCACGGTGGAACCTGCAACCTGTATCCTTTGAACTGGATATCCAATGGTCAACCACGGATCAGGATGGAGGTGCACGATGAGCATACCAGCGAAAGAACAAATTGAATTATCGGAATCGCTTCTCGCTGTGTGTAAAGCGGCTGGGATTGAGGAACTAAGATATGTAGCTCAAGATAAAGATGGTCGGATTTATCACTATAATATAAAGCCAGATTGTCTGTCTATCGATTGGGATAGCTACCCCTACCGAGGAGGCGGTGTCACATATATTGGTCATCTACCCTACGCCGACGACTGGAAAGACAGCTTGCTAGAGTGGGTCGAGCAAGGAGAACACCCAGCTATTGCTTGCACTAAGCATGCCGATCATATCGTTGAGACCAACTATACGACTCACAGGAAAGTAGTTGTGCTACAACAGAGACTATTCACTAGCAGCTTTGGTGATCCACTTGATTGCACATTGGCCAGCGATAGACAGGTTATCGATGCGCTGGTCATTGCCGAGCGAGCAGTAAATCTAGCAATCAAATCGGGAGTAGACTATGTTGAGCTACGCTATATCAATATTCCCCCTATAGTTTATAGCTCAGGAAACAATCTCGTAGGCGTCAGAGTAGCGGGCTTCCGCTCAATAGAAGAAACAACAAATAACATAATAGAAGAATCATGAATAAAGTATTACAACGAATATCAATAGCAGAATCACAAGGATGGAAGCATGACATATGTAATGTCGGCAAGCACGGCACGAAGATGAGTGGGTGGTGGATGCCCTGTGGTTCGTTCACTACGGACATAAACATGCTGCCCGATTATTGCAATGACCTCAACGCGTGTGACAACTTACTCAACCACATGCAGACCCTCGGGTTTAACTGCGTGTTAGTAGCAGAGGGATGCGCACGTTGCTGCACCTTCATCAGCCAAGAGATGGACATTGAGTTCAAAGTAATCAGTGACAGCTTCGCACATTCAATCTGTGAGGCATTTCTCGAAACCCTTGGACTATGGAAGGAAGAACAATGAACGAGACAGAGACACCGAGGACGGACGAAATGCGTGAAGCTTACGTGAATTTCCAACACGGCAAATATACCGTCGATGTGGGAGATGTTTTTGACTTTGCCAGAAAACTTGAACGCGAACTAGCCGCCGTCACCGAGCAGCGGGACGAACTAGCACGACAAAATAAGCTATTCCGAAATGAAACTTTAATCTGGGTTGATTGTGATGCGGTGAGAAAAGATGAATACAACACGGTGATACAGCAGCTGGACGAGGCGCGGGAGGCGTTGAGGGATATGCTCAGTGGGTGGCGTTACATTAGAAAGACTCACGGCGATCTTTACGGAGTCGGATGGGACAGAGCGCAAAACAAAGCTGAACAAGCCCTCCAATCCCTAACCCCGAACGAACCATGAACAAAGAACAACAAAGAATAGCCATCGCCGAGGCTTGCGGATGGACAGCGGAGCAGGACAGCAACGGATATTGGAGAGCCGTAAGCCACAAACACGGCAACGCCGTTGAGCTGTGGCTGAGTGAGCGGAATGTCTGGAGCGTTGGCATTCCAGATTACCTCAACGACCTGAACGCGATGCACGAGGCGGAGAAGATTTTAAACCAGCAACAAGCACGTGACTATGCTGAGCATTTAGGTCATAGCGCACAAGACGGAACATGGGCTGGCTGCCATATTTGGTATCAATCCGCCGCACAACGAGCAGAAGCGTTCCTGAAAACCCTTGGACTATGGAAGGAAGAACAATGAACGAGACAGAGACACCGAGGACGGACGAAATGCGTGAAGCTTACGTGAATTTCCAACACGGCAAATATACCGTCG